TACCTTTTTTGCTGATAGGTCCCACCCCCCCACCAGCTTGAATTCCCTAACCCTATCCCCCTGAGGGAATAGGCCGTCGAACTCATCCAATATTCAGTAACTCCTCTCCTATCAAACGATAGGAGAGGCATCCAACCCTGTCCCCAGTCCCCGATACTTTTCCGAGTATTCAACCAAGATCTGCTTCATCCATAAAAGGTGAAACACTTCCTTATCCGCTTGGATTCCAGTTATCTTTATAGCCTAATCGCTACACAAGAATCTATGGTTGTGTGATCAATAATATGATTTTTAAATTCTGCCTTTTCTTAGCATCACTTTTTTTAATTATAAATATCAAAAAAAACTTATATATAGTATAGAAATGCTCAATTATCTCGTTGAATTCATAGGAACTTTTATTTTTCTATCAGTTATAATCAGTGTCGGACACGCTATTCCAATTGGATTAATTTTAGCAGGTATGATCTACTGGGGAGGTTCTCTTTCAGGAGGTAACTTCAACCCAGCCGTTTCAATCATGATGTATTTACATGGTAAACTAAGTATTGAGGAAATGATCCTTTACATTATCTGCCAAATCTTAGGCGGTGTTGCAGCTTTCTTCCTTTATAAACAAACCTCTGGATTACACAAACAAAAAATACACTATCACAAGAACTTCACCTAAAGAGAGATTGCATCTCTCTTTTGAACTCTACGCTCGTGGCTCCGCCACGGTACAAATTGGTTATTGATTGGTTATTGATTGGTTATTGATTGGTTATTGATTGGTTATTGATTGGTTATTGATTGGTTATTGATTGGTTATAAATTGGTTATAAAAATATACAAGTTTTATAACCAATTTGACCCAGCGAAGCTGGAGCGTAGGGTTTAAAAGGGAGATGCAATCTCCCTTTGTAATCTCTCTTTACTTAAAGGGTTGTTGAAAAACAATAATATATGACAACAAAAGTAATTGCGGAATATATCTGGCTCGATGGTAATAGTAGATTTCGTTCGAAATCAAGGACTTTAGAAGTAAGAACTCAGACAGATATTGAAGTTGATAAATTACCAATGTGGAACTATGATGGTTCTTCAACTGGACAAGCTACAACTGATAATTCGGAGGTTATGTTACAACCGATGTCTGTTTTTAGTTGTCCATTTAGGGGTCAAAATTCTATTCTTGTTTTGTGTGGAACTTATACACCAGATGGTGATCCAATGCCAAACAATCATAGACATAACGCTGTTAAAACTTTTAATGAAGATAAAGATGTCCAGCCATGGTTTGGTTTAGAACAAGAATATTTTATTATAAATCCAAATAGTAAGATGCCACTTGGTTTTCCAAATGGTGGTTATCCAGAGCCACAAGGTAATTATTATTGTTCAGTAGGAACTCTTAATAATTTTGGGCGTAAAGTAGCTGATCTTCACTACAAGTTATGTCTACAAGCTGGTATTAAAATTTCTGGAATTAATTCCGAGGTAGCACCAGGTCAGTGGAAGTTTCATGTTGGTCCTTGTGAAGGCATTGAGGCTGGTGATCATGTTATGGTTGCGCGTTATATTTTGGAGAGAGTTGCGGAGTTGAGTAGTTTGGTTGTTGATTTTTCTCCAAAACCGGTTAGCGGTCAATGGAATGGATCTGGGTGTCATGTTAATTACAGTACACGTCATATGAGGCGTGGGTTGGGTGACAAGAGAGGTTTGGATTTTATTCATGATGCTATTAAGAGATTGGAGGAGAAACACAGTGAACATATGGAGGTTTACGGTGATGGAAATAGTGAAAGAATGACTGGTGAAAATGAGACTTCTGATTATAATAGTTTCAGTTGGGGAGTTGGAACAAGAAATACTTCTATTCGAATTCCACACATTGTTGAAGAGGAAGAAAAAGGATATTTCGAGGATAGACGTCCAGCATCCAATATTGATCCTTATTTGGTGACCAGTACTATTTTCAGAACAACCAGAACAGAGGATATCTCCCGTTAACCCCCTTATCTGTTTCACGATTTAAAAAAAATGACAATTTTAAATCCACAGATAACATATACTTAATTTTAGGATGTTTAAAAATGATCCTGATGTTAGATACAAATCCATGCTAATTGGTCTATTTGCTAAAGCTGTCTTAATAAACAAAAAGTTAGCCACAGTGGATGATAATTTTAAGATCAATGTTGTGGGTAGCAGTCAAAGTCCAAAGCTTATATTACAACCTAGAGAAAAAGATTCTCAGTTAAAGGATGTAACTGTTGAAGTGGGTGGTGCTGAGGCTATTTTACGACAAAAGTATGAGATCGATATTATGGTCAATAATATGAAGCAAGTTGACGGTGGAGAGTTGTTTTCTAAAGTTGCGTCATGTGTAAAAGGAGTAACTTTGGAATTACAAGATGCTTTTGAACGAGATGATATTTTAGGTTTTTTTGATCCAGTCGCACTTAACTTTTATGTGATGTGTAAACTTGAAAAGCCTATGTCTAAATCTGACTTAAAAGTATATGGTTTTCAACAGATGGACATCAATGTAGATTCACATCCTTATCAATATAGTCGAACTATAAAAAAAGGGTATCTTGTTGGTAGACAGGTTGAACCTAACGAACTTGCAGAGTATATTGAAAAAATTAAATCGGGTAAACCTTAATTAAAAATTTATAATAATAGTAGTCATAAATTTATACCTAAAAATCAACTCCAAAAAAGATATAAATAAAAGTTGTTGTTTGTAAAAGTATATTTTGAATGAATAAATAAAGTTTTATAACCGAGCCGCATTCAACTACGCGACTACTCCCACATTTAAATTGTTAGGAACCTATGTTTCCCCCATCCGTAGGACGGGAGGCGTACTTAGTGGTTAGCCAGTACCTTTTTTGCTGATAGGTCCCACCCCCCCACCAGCTTGAATTCCCTAACCCTATCCCCCTGAGGGAATAGGCCGTCGAACTCATCCAATATTCAGTAACTCCTCTCCTATCAAACGATAGGTGAGGCATCCAACCCTGTCCCCAGTCCCCGATACTTTTCCGAGTATTCAACCAAGATCTGCTTCACCCATAAAGGGTGAAACACTTCCCTATCCGCATGGATTCCAGTTATCTTTATAGCCTAATCGCTACACAAGAATCTATGGTTGTGTGTTCAATAATATGATTTTTAAATCCTGCCTTTTTTTAGCATCACTTTTTTTAATTATAAATATCAAGAAACTAGAAAATTCCTTGATAAGTTTTTCAAGCACTCAGTTGCCCTTCTTGCCCTTGGTCTTGGCGACGTACCGAGCCAGTGCCATCGCACAGACATCGTCCTCGTCAACCTCATCAACCTTGGGTTCAGGCTTTCCACCACCACCTGCGGCTGCTGCGTAGGACACACTCTTGGTGGTCTTCTTTGCAACAGCTGTGTGAGGCAGCTTCTCGAGCTGGAACTCGTACTTCTTGAGACCAAGAACCACGGGGTCCGTCGTAGCATAGCCGAACCACACCTTGCCCTTCTGTCGGACCGTGAAGCCAGACTTCTTGACAATGATGGTCACAGGGCTAGACATGTCCAGTGGGGTAGAACTGTCATAGTTCCACCGACCGTAGTAGTTGCGACGGTAGTGCTTACCCGCACTGGACTTGCCCTCCTTGTACTTGGGAAGGAACGCCAGATCTCGGTTCGCTGAAACTCGAAAGTTTGCAGCGAACTTCTGACCCAGAGTGTTCCCCCGACCCTGTGTCGCAACTCCAATCGTCTTGAAGTTAGACAGGCGGTACTCCCCACGATCTGAAAGCTCAACGGCAGCCCAACCACCAGCACACTCGATGTGTGTAGTAGTAGGAGTCAGACGCTTCCACACAGCCTCCGAAGAGGTGCGGAAAGCGAAAGGCTTGACCTGCCGCTCAACGAAGCCGTACTGAGCGAAGTCAGCGTTGACCTTGTAGTTCTTGCTGGTACGGCAGAAAGAGTAGAACTCTCCCACACGCGCCTTCGTCACACGGACTGAGGACAGTCCAGCAACGTTCACCATCAGATAGTGAAGCAGATCCACAGGGGAACACTTCTTCTTCAGGAGTACCTCGAGCAGACCCTTCGTCTTCTCCTCATACTCCATCATCACGTCAGCGACATCCAGACTGTCCTCTAGGAATCCCCGAAGCATCGGGGCGATCAGCATGACTGATACAAGTCCACAGAGGAGAGCTGGGTTGTCAACCAGCTTCGTCTCCTTCCAGTTCTCACGGCGGAAACCACGCTTCAGTGACACCTCAAGGCAACGGAGCAGAGCCTCCTCAGACAGCTGATGAGAGAGTGTCATTGCGACAACCCGCTCAAGCGTGTCCTGAAGGTTCGTGTCTCGTGCCGCAGCATCGAACACCTTTGCAGTCTCAGGATGCTTGTCCGCATAGTCGCGGGCAGCCCGAGCAAGGTACAGCAGTGCGTCGAACTTCTTCGCAAGGTTCTTGCGAGAAATCTCATTCGAGATCGCATAGATGAGGTTCTGCATTGACCGAACATACATTCCGCCAACATAGCTGTCCTTCATCGCCGCGTTGTTCTGCCCCTTGGAAATGTTCCAACGAGCCGCCTGTTGTACGCCCCAGATGTCCTTCTGGGAGTTGGCAAAGTACAGAGGTACTACGCCATCCTTTCCAGACATGTGTACATGGGGATTCTCGCAACCGAGACACTCCCATGCATCCTCAACATGCGTAACATAGCCGACGTGACCCGCGGTGAAGCCAGTCTCTGAGCCATGGAAGTCCTGAAGGTCCTTCAGGATCAGAACAGCGTCCTGAACCTTGAGAAGTGCCTTGGATCCATCAGCTCGGAAACCATCAATGTAGCCGCTACCAGAGCGACTGCCACCACGGATCTTCCGATCAACCCAAACGGGCCAGCTCTCGCCACCCGTGTTACGCTCAAAAACACCAACATGTGTGTGAGACATATTTAATATAATGGGTTGTATAATTATGATATTTTTTGTTCAATTTTTTTATAATTCAACAAAAATGTATAAGTTTTTAAAATCTTATTCCAAATAAAAAAATTGTTTTTTCAATGAACAAATGCTTAACCTCATATTGAACCGAGATTTTTCTAATTAACTTTGATTAGAATATGGTGAACAACTTGCAAAAGAAGCATACATGCCGTAACCACTTGTATTGTTATCTAAGAGAGAACTTGTTTGTGATTCTTCTTCTGCTAGTTGTTCTTGGTTTTGTTGTTCTCCTTGAACATAAGACTCAACAGCAGTTCTAACTGTATCTTCACAATCCGATTTGGATACAAACTTATTAAATTCTGGATGCTCGGTAATTTTATATTCATAAATTTTTTTACACCTTTCTCTTGGCGGACATACAGGGCATTTGGGACATACAGGCTGCTCGGGGCAATTTGGACAAGCAGGTATATCACTTTTCAAAATATATTTACTCATATCCACCTTAGGACAAGCTGGAATGTCACTCTTTAAAATATAATCATCCATATTAACTTGTGGACAAACCATATCTTTTGTTGCATAATTCTCCATATCTACAGGTGGAGGAACAGAACTCTTCAAAACATATTTATCAATATCCTTATTTAAGGTAATATCACAGTTTCTGCAAATTTTGAGGTATCTGTTGGTTGGGTAACTTGATGTTGCTTCTGTATCTGGTCTAGGGATACACTCAACTTCTGTTTCACAATATGGTGGATTAATTGGGGTTAATGGTGTACTAGATTCTTGTTCAACACGTGTTGTATAAGTTTTAGTAGAATCGTTTATTCCCCAGTTGTATAAAGTTGATGATCCAGAACTTATATCACCTTGGTTGGCTGTTAATGGACCAAAGTTCTCAATATTTTCATTTTCTTTGACAATACTGGATAACAATTTCTGTGCCTTTTGATTCTCACCAGTAATAATACCAATGATTATTAGAGCAACAAATATTATAATTCCATACAATATTAATTGATTCATATATATAATTAATATTATATTTTTTTCTTTCAAAGATTGAAGATTAAAGATTAAGGACTACAACCCCAACATGGAATTGAATCCCTTCTAATATATTTCTTGAAATCTGGATGTTCACTAATTGGAAAATCACTTGCATTACACATATAATTACTTGGATTCTGAAACTGTCTTCTAAAGTTAACACATTCCGGTTTATGTCTATTACCTTCTCTCCAACACAAACAAGCATCATCTAAATCTTTATTAATTTCACAATAATTTGAAACTCCAAACTTACACTTATCAGACATCTCCGACATAGACCCCTCACTCTCCCAATCAACATCTTCACAATTAGACATATAACATGGATTATTCTCCTTAATAATAAATGGACAAGTCTCCTTCAAATTCTTACCTTCACCAACTTTCAAAATATCTGGTACATCACAACTTGGAAAATTTTGTTTGAACATTGCAGCTGCACTCTCCCTATTATATCCATAACTTTTCTCTCCACTATATCCCAACTCTTTTGCATAAGGTGTATCACTCTGGACATAAACCATATATACCCCATTCTTTTTATAAACAACTGGACACTCACTCTGAATGACATCAACATCACAAAGACCATCAGAACTCAACGAACCAGAACAATTAGTTAACTGACACAATCTATTATCCGGATTATTTGTACAAAATGTTTGACAACTCTTTACTGTATTCTTACAACTTCTGCGACACTTATTAAACTCATCCATACTATCCATACTTGATGTGTCAATAAACTTGGAACACAAATTATTACAATCATTCAAACAACTTCCATAATTAGAATCAGTAAGTTGCTCACCAAAAGAAGTCAAATTAGAATTATCCATATCCATCTCAAACTGCCCATCATACTCACTAACAGATTCTCCATTACTTACAAACTGACTACCTTCCACAGAATCACTATTTGAGAAATAACTCGATAATTGCCCCATCTCTACATATGTCAATACCATATTATAAGCCAAAACATTATACAAATTAACATCCCATGTCCCATCACTATTAATAACCAGTGGATTATTATCTAAATGAACAACTCCAGTCTCTAAACTCAAAACTGGAACAGCATCTTGATACACACTAATTGTACTATTCTGATATGTAAGTGTTATAACAGTTTTATTATAAAATACTAAAGAACGACTTGAATAAGCAGTGTATTCAGTGGAACTATCATAAACAACTTTGATTTTTCCTTCACCATTTGGCATAAACAATTGAATTGCCTTTCCATTATTTCCAGAAATACTCAGAACATTACTCAACTCAGATTCCTCACCCATTGTAGATTCCGATGGAACAAAATTTTCTTGAACAGACATCTGACTCAAATCTTTATTAAAAACTAGAGATACCGAAAATGATGTAGCACTATCACTAGTTAAAGCAGATTTAGGCTGAGAATAACTGAGAGAATTATTTAAAGTTGAAATATAACCTTCTGTTTCAGAAGAGATTGGAGTATTAGCCCAAGTAAAAACACTTGAATTATCAACTAAGTTCAACCACTGTTTATTCACTGGTGCTGTACTATATTGCTTACCACTTAAAAATACCGTTAAACCATTAGTTACAGTAAATGATGGCAAACCAGAGATCACTCTATAAAGAGACAAATCAGTGAAATAAATATATGTAGCTTGCAAATTTGTTGAATAATTGAGATAGATATTTAAGGTTTGAGTCGAAGACTTAGTAGATGTAGGTGGGACAAATGTATAAGAAACATTATACCAAGTGTTATTGTTAGACAAAACCATTTTCTTATTAACTGTATATTTAACATCTAAAATACTGTTAATTGAATTACTATCTTGTGTATTAATTTTAATAAGATTAGTAAAATCAATATTACTAGAACTCAATTGACTGAATCTAACCCAAAATGTCAAAGAGTAGTTTTGAGAAGGAGCCGTATCAATAGAAATCTTATAATATGTAAGTTCTCCAGATTGCTTTTGTTTCAAAACATAATCACCATCACTTGGATTATTCATGGTAACAATATTATTTATACCATTACTTCCACTGAATTCCATAACATTTTGTCCATTAGAAAATGAACCATTAGTTAATAAATTGTCACCTGAACTTCCCAAAGTAGTGTTAGAATAACCTTCGAGAATATTATTTTTCATTTTGGTTAAATCAGAAACAGATTTACTCAATTTTTGGTTATAAACGAAATACACAACTATTAAAACCAAAGCAATGAATAAAAATAAAAGTATTAATTTATTTTCCAAAATATTCATACCCTATATACTAATATAACACAATATTTATTTTCGAAAACTAAATTAAAACATGAATTATATTGTTCTCGGATTATTAATCGCCCTCACAATAATACTTATAGGATATTTATATAAAACATCATATATGAATAACAAGAAAAAATGGAAAGATGTTTTAGATAACTGGTCAAACGGTAATTTCCTTACCTACCCATCAATGATTAAAAACAGATTCTTTTGGGAAACAACCCCAATTACCAACCAAAATTCCAATTTTCAAGAAACATTCATTCAATCAAAAACCCTCAATAATTTACAAGAAGATTGGTCAAGATTCCAACAACAATTACAAAACATTCCTAAAGGAAAATATGTAACAAGTTTTTATAATTTATCAGGAGATGCTTTATTAGTCGTTCCTGTTCCAGTACAAACCAAGAAAAGGAATTTCACAACTCTCAAAGATTTCATAGATACAGCTTCTATAACACAACAAAAACAGTTCTGGAAAGAAGTAGCAAAACAAATCAGGTTACTAACCAAAAATGGCGACAAAAAATATTGGGTAAGTGTTCACGGCCTCGGAGTCCCATACCTTCACATAAGAATCTGCACCAAACCCAAATATTATGTCACAAAGAGATAGTTTAAACTCTACGCTCCAGCTCCAGTAGGTCGCTGGGTCAAATTGGTTATTGATTGGTTATAAAACTTATAAATTTTTATAACCAATTTGACCCAGCGACCTACGGGAGATGGAGCGTAGAGTTTAAAAGAGAGAGGCACTCTCTCTTTGGCACTCTCTCTTTAGTAGCATAGGGGTCCTTCTGATGTTGAAGTTCCTAATGCGCAACTATTTCCACTGCTGTTATAACATCTTCCATCTTTCATTGTTGGCATATCAGTTGGGCAGACATCTACTGGGCAGCAGTTGTCAGCGCAAGTTCCTGACAAACCTGGTTCTAAACAACATTTTGCTCCTGTACAATTATCTCCATATACTGACCCATCACAACAATAATAACCTTCTACTGCATTACCCATTTTTGTTCCATATGTTGTTGGACAGGAATACGAAGTTCTTGATGTATTTTGTGAGTTTGTAATACTTGAGTCAATAACACCTGATTCAATTTCTCTACTTAATTCTGTAACAATATTTGAGTTGAATTTTGAAGCAAGAATGAACCAATATTTAGTTGGTTTTCTGACTAAATTGACTTTGTAAACATTATCACCACCAGTTTTAGAGAATCCCTGAATTTCACCAAAAGATGGTTCAAGATATAATCCATTAGCTGATCTGATGAGTGTTCTGAAAACCTTCATGTTAGTATTATTAATTATAAAAGAATCAACACCCTCGAAATACCACAATTGGGATTCATTTCCATAACTCTTACCCTGAACATTTCTGTTCTGGATATGTCCACCTTTGATTAAACTTAAACTGGTTGCACCATTATCATGAGCAGTTGAGTAATAATATGGATCCAAGTTGGAATAACTCTTGTATGATTTCAAATAGAAAGAACATACATTTGGACCTTTAGACATTTCCCCAGAGGCTGGCTCAACTTTAAACTGAGTAATTTCCATTTTATTAATTTGTGCTTCAATCTCTTCAACATCATATAGAACTTTGTGGCAATCACTTTGGATTTCGTCTTGGACACTCTGTGCGTAATTACACTGTTGACTTCTTAATAACTGATCTCTACATCTTACTAAATATGTAACATCGACCATTTCCAAAGCAAATAAAATAATAAGCAACATCATGAAAGCACCAAAACCTTTTGTGTATGTGGATGGTGATGTTGATGGATTACTATTCAACATATTTGTTAATGGAGAGTCTGTTACAGTAAGTGATGAACCGTTTTTTGTTGGGTTGAAAAATTCTGTTCCTAAACTTTTAAAAACGTATTTATCACTTGCGTTCTTGACATAAGTGAGAATGGTCAAATTGTTAACATCATCATTAATCAAAGATTCAATAACATATCTACAATTCACCTCTGGTAAACTTTCATTTCCATAAAAATCAGTATTAAGCAAACTTGGAATCATTGGCAAAGTAGTACTCGTTGAGGCAACTGTAAATGAACCCTCACACATTGGTCTTCCATTTGTTGTACTACTATCAAGTGCACAAACAACAGAATCTGTTCTACAATTTGGAACATCTCCTGAAACAAAACCAGATTCTTGTTGACCACAAAACAACGCATTGGAATTTGAATCGTAACATTTGTTTGTTCCCATTGGACACAACTCGGAATTGACTTTAAGTTGTGGAGATTCCGTTTGGGAAACATTGTATGTGGTATTGTTCAATGAATTTGTATCAAAATTCAACATATCCTCACCAAGTGGAGCAGTCCTCATGTAAAAGTTCTGGTTCTGTGAACTTCTTAAATACATTGTTTGTTGACCATTTACTATGCGGGGAATCATAGTAATAGTTGAATTCTTTGGAAAAAGTTCTAATAAATAATTTCCAACATTTTCCTTCATTACAGAGTTTGTTACAACTTTAATATATTGACCAGTAGATGTATGTTTCTTTTCACCCAGAATTAATAAATAACCTTGGAAATTCTTTTTGTTATTTCTAGTGTATGATTGTGTTGGCATATCAGTATCATATCCATATCTTGCTCTGATTTTTCTCAATCCAGTGAGTTGAGAGGTTGTTGGATAAGCGGAAACCGATGTATCATCATTAACTTTCCACAAACTGTAATTTGAGTTGGAAACCAAAAATAATTCATTGTCGCTTGATAAAGCCCATTTGTGAACACTGTAAGCTGGAATGTCAGTTACTGATCCATTACTGTATTTTTTGACTTGACTATTCTGTAAAAAGTAAAATGAGTTTTCATCAATAGCCAAAATCTTCGTTGCTCCACTTGCTCCACTCATTTCTGATGAGGATGATGTCGAAGTATCAACTTTCCAAATTGAATTGCTACAAGAGAAAGTATCATGTTCGGAAACACAGTTTTTCCATGAACCGACATTTGATCCATCACAATCACATCCAGTCGCTTCTCCATATGTTCCATAAGTATCACCACAGAAACATTGACCTCTATATTGTCTTCCCGAATATTGGTATCCAGCATCAGTGCACATCTGTTCACATTGAACCATACTTGAACCACCTGTACTCAATTCATTTGGAAGATCTCTTGTCGGTTCATCTTTATAACAACCTTTGTATGTATATGTTGAACTTGATCCATTACATCTATAATAACAAACAGTACTAGATACTGGTGAAATCTCTACAATAGTATGCCAATTTGGGTAAGGATAATCAGTCCAATCATTGGATTTTTGGCATTTACCTAAGTGGTTGTTATCTTTGCTAATGTACCATACACAATTTTGGTCAACGGCTTGGACTCTGTCGACATTAGTTGCTGGAAGTGATTGTGTTCCATCATCATTTGTCCATTGGTAAATTTGATTATTATTATTTGCAACCCAATATACAGAGTTTTCACTTGTTGCTGAGATATTTGATTTGACACTACTTCCTAACTTTTTGGTTGCAGAAGTTCCATTGTTTCTGTTGATTTCTAACCTGTAAATTTTGTTATTCTTTTTGTAAAAGGCGACATATCCAGATGGAGCATCGAACCCACTTGTTCCACTAGCGTATTTTTTAGAAGTGTCTGTTTCGGAATTGTATCTATACAAACCACCATCAGGTTTTCTGTAAAAAATAATTTGTGATTGTGTAACTGGAACTGTATTTTCAGCACCAGTGAGACTAGATGATGCATTCGATTTAACACATCTTCCTTTAGCATTATATAATCCAGTGACATCACATTTTCCAGATTTACAATCTTCATCCGTACTACAAAGCTCTCTCAATCTTGATGTTGGGGTAACTTTACTAATCATGATAACAACTTGGTTACCTTTTGAGAGAAGATGTAAATTGTATGGAGTATAATTGTATTTATTAAGTTGATCGTCTACAGGTACATAAACTCCAGAAACGGATTGATCAACTGTTGATAAACTATTATTAGTAGTTCCAATCAATGTTGTAAATCCTTCTGTTATTCTTCTTCTGTTTAAAAGACATATGGCGAAAATAGCAAGAACTACTATTCCTAAAATAACTGGTATTCTCATATTAACCATATCTATAATACTATATTATATATTTTATTACACATAATATAATTTTTTTCGAAAGATTTTTTAAGAAGATGAAGGCAATAGAGATGATGATTCAGAAGGTGTCATCTCTGTAAGAGGAGGAGTTGTTGACCCACTTGTTGTTGTAGGCATAGCAGTATTGGAGTTGTCTCCTGATTCATAACTAGACCATGGATTATTATACATCAATGGACAAGCTGGTGCATGTTCTGAAGTAGTTCCACTGTTGTAATTTTGATTCACATTGGTCACACCAGGAATGTAATAATCGGAAACTGTATTCCATGTCAACTTTCCATAATCGGAATTTACCGATGTACTTGATTCTTCACTATTTGACATACTCTCATCCGATGATGATCTACCAGAACCAGACATGCCTTCGTAACCACTTCCTCCAATTGTATTATCACTGATAGAATTTTTTGTAGTATAATTCACATTAATATTAATTGGAATAGGATTGTTAAATCTAAATCTTTGAGTGTCTGGTTTTGCTAATGCAACTCCTTCTTCAGAACCTTCAGTTAAAACTCTATTATTCTCTTCACTTTCAGCATCTCTTAGAATTTTCTGCCCCATCTCTTCTGTGTTGACAAGTGTACTCAAACTATCAAGCTCATGAGAAACTTTTCTCACATTTTCTTCCTCTTCTACAATTGATCTTCTTTCTGATTCCATTCTTGCCATCAAATTTTGCTCCTCAGCAGATATTGTATTATTATTCAAAATATTAGCAGTTCTAGATTCACTACCACTACTCATTCTACCATTCGTATGTCCACTAGATTCACCACTTATTGGTCTCCTAGATTCACCACTTATTGGCATACTAGATTCACTACTAGATTCACTACTAGATTCACTACTAGATTCACCACTAAAATTTTCTAAAACATTTTTGTTTCTAACTATATCAAAAATAACGTATCCAATGAGAACAACTAAAATAACAACAATAACTATAGAAAAAGTATTTTTCATTTATATAATAATATAATTTTTTTTTTGTGGGTATAGTATAATAATTAATTATGGCTGAAATAATGAATTTTTATGGTGAACATATCGGAATTTCAGAATTAAAGTTGAAAGATTTTAATGTTAGATACAAGCTTATTAAGGAAAATGATTATTTTATTGTTAAAAAACTTGGTAATGATAAAATAAAATTGGATAAAAAATTTATTGGAAAAAATGGAATTATAATTTTTTATTCAATTGGATGTAATGTTTGTAGGAGTAAGATTGAATTTTGGACGAACATTGCTTCTAATTATATTTATTCATTTCCTATATTTGCTGTAAATTGTGATAATATGAAAGATAAAAATGATTATTTACTGCCTCTTCTCAAAATTCAAAAATATCCATATTATATGAAATTCGACAAAAAAGGAATTATTAATCCATTAAATATCAACACAACTCTTGAAGATATCCTTTATTATATTTCGAATAATACAACATGATTATAAAGTATTATTGAGTTGAATTTGTTTCAAATATTTAGTAAACCATTTATCCAAATCGTAAATATTTGATATTTCATGTTCACTAACTTCTTTGAACTTATTTCTAATTTTTTTATTAGGATATATTGAACTAATTATATCAAAAAATATTATTATGTTCAAATATTGGAAAACTGAAACCGCATCCTGTAATTTTTTTTTAATAATTAAATTGATTAAATTTAAGAAACGAATGTTGTGAATCTTTCTATGAACTGCATTACTTTCTTTTAATGTAAATTCTTGTTTTCCCAATTTACGACTAACACTGTTATGTAAACCCAATACCCACTTTTTCAATCTTAATATTGTAAATTTTTTATCCAATGGATTTTCATTATAATAATCTGTATAATGTTTTTTACATACATCACAAGGAATCACATAACTTAATTTTTTAAACAATGCTATAAATTTACATATATTTTCTTTTGTTAATTCATCAGGAATACAATGTAGGAAATTCCAAAACATTGGTCCCCACTCTTTGGGTGTTATTATTATGTAATCTTTCATATTATTATATAGTAATATTAGTTATTTGTTGTTATACTCGATCGAATCATTAAAAATAAAATCAAGATAGATATTAAGAATATTAAAATAAATATAACAGCACTTACTATTAAATAAGGATATAACTTATTCATAATATGACAAATACAAGGATCAATAACATAAGTTTTTAATTTTTCGTTATTTTCTTCTTTTTTCATTTCATCAATGAATTTATTAATGATACTATTTGTTAACTTAGCAAAATTCATTTTAACTACTATTTTCATAGAAGTTTAATTTCTTTTGGTGACGAACTAAACACATAGTGTTTGATTTTGGGGTAAAAAAATATAGTAAGAATTTAAATATGTCACTTTCCGATTGTAAATATATAGATGTAAACATACAAGAGAAAACATATCCTAGATTGGTTGATCCTAAATATAAACCAGTTAAAATTAATACACCTTTTATGACTTGTCCATTTGGTTTAGATAATCTCAATGATGCAGGTGTTTATAGTTTAAAATTAGAGATAGATAGTAGAAAATCTCAACATAAGGCATTTATGAATTTATTAGAAAAGATAGACGACAAAAATATAAAATATTTGAAATGTGATCCCGAAGAATATAGAAGAACAGTTAGGAATAGTGGTGTTTATAATTGTTTTACAACTAAACTAAAAACATACAAGGGAAGACTCATCACAGGTGTGAAATATAATGATGAAACCAAATATTTGAGTACTATTTATGAGTTGGAGAAAGGAGCAAAAATTAGTTGTGATTTAGAACTTGGAGTTATTTGGAGGAGAGAAAATGATGATGGAAGTATAGAGTATGGTCAAACCATAGTTGCTAATAATATTTATGTTAAATAGAGAAGGGTTTGTTTAGGGAAATTAATATATAAATTTTTATCATAATGAGTTTAGAGACTAATATTGTGGAATATAATAGCAATTACGATTTTTCTAAAATAGTTTTTCAAAAACCTGAAAGTTGTGTTGGGGGATATTTTAGCAGAGCAACCGAGAATACCCTTCAAACCCCATATCTAAATGTAAAGGAAGTATCACTTGATAACAAAGAATTATTTTGTAGTTTGAATAACGATGATGATAGTAGATATTTTTTCCAATTTTTATATGATATTGAAGAATTCGTTCTATTAAATACAGAAAACAATAGCAAAAAATGGTTCAAAAAAGAAATCCCATCCGAAATTCTATACAAAAATCAAAAAAAACCGTGGATTATTGATAGGAGTGGAGATATAATTTTAAGATTAGGAATTGCTGAAGAAGCTTTAGAAGATTTTTCTAAAGTTAATAGCGGAGACAATCTGTCATTAACACTTACATTAGAAGGTGTTAAATTTGGTTCCAAAATATTTAGTAGTGTTTGGAATTGTAATAACTATAAATCTTTTGATAGCAATTACAACTTATTTGATAATGTTGAAGAAGAAGAATTATTTAGAATGTCTGATAATGAACCTGAACCAAAAGTTGTAGAAGAATCTGTTCCAACTGTGCCTGTGGAGGAATCTGTCTCATCTGTGCCTGAACAAAAAGTTGTAGAAGAATCTGTTTTAACTTTGCCTGAAGTCAAACAGGTTCCAGATGAAGAAGTTGTTAATGATACTAACCCCGAAGAGGTTAGGAAAATGGATAAAAAGAGGAAGAAAAAAAAGAGAAGAAGGAAAAAAATTATTTATGCAAATAAAGTGAAATACATTGATACATTGGCATAATTAATTTTTATTTTTATTTTTATTAAATTTTGTTCGATATTTTTTTGTTTATTATTAGTATAATAAATGAAAGCTTCATTAGTTAAAATTTTAGTAGTAGTAGTAGTCGCAATTATTGCATTAGTTGTTTTGAGACAATTCGGATTAGTTAAAGAAGGAATGGCTAATATAAACGCTGACTCTAGTGCCAATGTTACTAATGCTGTCAGGCAGGGTGGTTTAGATGCTACCGCAGGACCAGGTACCACACAAACTAGCAATATGTCTCAGATGAATAACCCAGAACTCGTTGGAAATGGAACTCAGTCAGTTTATAGCGCCAATGCCGATCCAGGTGTTCAAGCCCTTAGAGGACAGAACTGCTTCCCCAAAGAACAATTAACACCAGCTGAATTATTGCCACAAGACAATAGTTCTGCATGGGCACAAGTCAATCCAACCGGATCTGGAACTCTTAAAGACAGAAACTTTTTACAATCTGGTCACCACATAGGAATTAACACTGTTGGTCAGACAAAGAGAAACCCAAATCTTCAATTGAGAAGTGAACCACCTAACCCACAAGTTAAGGTTTCACCATGGTTACAGTCAACCATTGATCCAGATACCAACAGAAAACCATTCGAATTAGGAGGATGCGCTTAAGCATAATAATATAATACTTAATCAAATAAAACAATTTTAACATTAGTGAGCTTTAATGTTAAAATAATATATTTAGGATTCTTTATTTTTAGACTATTTTATTTTTGTATCTCATAAATAAACCTACAGAAATTATAATTGCCCCTAAAAGTAACCAATCATCAAAATTTCTAAAAGCATCTTTTTGTTTTTTCTTAGTAACAACTTTTTGTTTTCTCTGAACCGATTTGGATAAATAATCGGTTAATATCTTGGAGTCTGAACCTCTTCTAGAATTTGGCGCAAGATTTTTGTTATTAATATTTCCCATATCTTCTGGTCTTAACGCACCTAATTTGCTACCATTTTGTATCATAGAGTAACCTGTTGCGGTAGGTATTTTATCTGGAAAGGTGTAATTGGATTTTGGTTTAAAATAGGCACTTTGTTCATTAGTTTTAGTAGAATCTGGTCTAGGATCAATTCTAACTTGTTTTGGTGGTAAGTTTTTCATATTATAAGTTGTATCGAAAGCAGACGATAAATAAGCCATATATTATTATTATATAGATATTTATTTGAATAATTTATTGATCAACTTTATTTACGTTGTTACGTTGTTACGTTGTTACAATGTATAATTATAAACATTAAATATTATCAACATTTAGCCTTAAAAATAAAATATAATTTACAATTCGGAGATCATATGTTCTTGATTTTGATATATAGTTTCTTTGATATTTTTCATTTCAAAAGTTATTTCCTTTAACGCCTCGAACTTTTTCTTCAATCTAATAAGTTCATTTCCAGCTTCTTTCATTTTGAATCTAATATACTTAGTTATTTCTTTATTTTCAATTTCTTTATCAGTTTTTAACACAAGACCAAGAGCAGTAACTACAACACCTGAAAGCTCTAAATTTTACCAAAAGTATGGATTCAAGCTATCCGGGAATTTATTTAACCGTTGGATAAATGGACTCGATTCTGGTAACCATTATATCAAATTAGACGATATTACCATTGGTAATAAACCTCTATCTGAAAATAATTTTAGTAGAAAACTTTATGATGCTTAAAATATGTTGTTTTATAATAATTATAAAAAAAAAAGCGTAGGGGTAAGCGGGGAAAGGCACTCTCCCCGCAAATTATATAAAGAAAAAGATTATTATTATCAAATCAAATGAGTTATTGGACTTGTAATAATTGTTCAAAAAGATTTAACCAAAATCCGGATGGTCAAGAATGTTGTGGAGTGAAAAGAACTGTAAATGAGACAAGAGTAACAGAATATTATGAAAAGTTTTATTCTGATAAAAATAAAACTAAATAAAACTTTGAATGGAGTGAGAAGTGAGATATTAAAGAATGATTTTGTTTATGATGAGATGACTTGTTACTCTACAGAATATACTTACTGGTGTGATAAATGGTCTAATAATCTGATAAAAAGTGTTAAAGTTGAGACGCCTTATGGATCTGATACAATGAGTGGTGAGTATTTAGCAGCTTATAATGAAATGTTTGGTCCATGTAAGGAAGATGAAAAAGTACATTATTGTGATTTTCCTGCAAAAGCAATGATCAAAAGTGTTGAAATGAAAATTGGTGGAGATACTGTTTCTAAGTGGGAAAATGATGATGATGAACTTGAGGGAACTGGAGGCAGACTTTGATTTACAACAATTTTTTATCCAAATCCAAAAGTGTATTCCCTTAAGTTTTGAATGAAAACATCATCAATAGCATATTATAAATTACGTTGGACAGGTCATGTAATAAATTTTTATTCTACGTTTAATCGGCTTAAAATCTTATCTTTATACATTTTTCTGTTTTTCTTAATGTCAATGATGGATTTATTAATTTCAGTTCTTTCATTAAACAATTCATTAATTTTAATATTTATTTCTTTCAATCTATTTTCTTTTAATGATATTTCATTGCTAAAAGTAGCAAACTTGGTCTTTAATTTAGATAAAACGTTATTTTTAATATATTCTAAAAACTCTTTAACACTATATCCATTAGCATAATAATATGCTGTACGTCTCCTATTGTTAGTAATGGAAAAATCATATTGATGATTTTCATGAAGATGTTTAAGCACCTTTACATGATCATTATATGTCGCAAAAATTGCAGCATTTGTTCCATTAACAGGAGTTTTTGAATAAATATCTATTGAATGTTCTTCTTCTAAATATTTCATAATATGAACATGTCCAAACATTGCAGCTGCATGATAAACATTACAACCAGTTTTGTCTGTTGTTTCAATATTCCATTTTCGTATTTCCAATAAATGTTTAACAATATCAAGATGTCCATTTGAAACAGCAATAAGTAAAGCATCATCTTCATTAAGATCTCTATTATTTAAACATATCATATTATCGTACCACTTTTCAATATATTTTACATAATCAAGTTTTCCCATTTCAATAAATTTCTGATATAAATTTCTATCACACGTAAATAGATCATCCCTATAACCCTCTCTAAAAAAAGTATCAATATTTTCAGTATTATTAAATACATAAAATCGGCCTTGTTTTGAAGTTAGTTCCATAATTTTCTCTATTTTATGTAATTTCATAATATAAAAAAATCAATTTTTTTTTATAAACCCTACACCTACCTACTATTGATCAGTTGTTGATTATAAAATTTTGTTTTCACGTTCACTTTCGTAAACAATTTCAAGGAATTTGAGGTAGACTTTAATCTTTATCTAAATCTAAAAGAGCAATTGCCAAGCAATATCCATGACCAAAAGCATGTTTCTCATCATTTAACATTATCTCCATATTTTCTTTATTAACAAGTATTGTTGAATCTTGGATAAAATCATCATCAACTCCATACTCTTTTTTATAATAATCCATTGATTCCTCGTGTGGTCCATCCACTTCAATAATCAATAGATTCTTTCCTTCCTTGAGGAGTTTTTTGAGTTCCTTAAATCTATAAGTTTTCCTAGCCAATTCATTATAAACTGGCATGTAAATAGCTTTGCGGGCTTCTATATAGGATAACTTTTTAGATGTTTCTGGATTATATTCATGCTTGTCTTCTTTAATTGTATACAAACATTTTGTTCTATGTTGGAAACCAACTGGATATCTAACTGATTCCTTATTATTGAAACCTTTTTCTCGCCATGACCAATACTCTTTGGTCAGAATTCCGTTTGTACCGACATGTCTTTCGGCTGGATGTGACCAGATTACTCTTTTGTCATATCTTGAGTAGTGTTCTTCATTTTCTGGAATGGTTTCGTAAACTTTACTGAATTGCCAGATATTTTCCATGATATGTCCTTCATCATTTTTGAGTGAATATGGACTTAGTGCGTACCATCTTTTGTAAGATTTTGTTAGAACAAGGATTGGGATGAATCCTTCGAAACTTGGGTCGGTTGGTTTTCCACCTTTATAAACTCGTCTTCCTACGCGTATCATTTTATGATTGATATGCAAAAATATTTTTAACTGATTTGGGAAAATCATTTTTTTTTTCATTTTAACAAAGAGAGATTGCATCTCTCTTTTAAACTCTACGCTCCGTCTTCACACTGCGTGTGAAACGGGTAAAATTGGTTATTAGTTGGTTGGTTGGTTATTTGTTGGTTAGTTGGTTGTTGTTTTTGAATAGTTAGATTTTTTATTTTCTTTCGTTTCCGATTTAAAATTTATTTTAGTCATCTATTATAGTATGTCTCTAAAAACAGTTGATCCGGAAATGTATGATTTAATCCAAGAAGAAGACCATAGACAAAGGCACAATATTGAGTTGATTGCATCTGAAAACTTTACAAGTATGGCAGTCCGAGAGTGTTTGGGATCTTGTTTAACAAATAAATATTCAGAAGGCCGTCCAGAAAGGCGATATTACGGAGGTAATGATGTTATTGACAAAATTGAGTTACTTTGTGAACAAAGAGCTTTGGAAGCTTTTGGATTAGATGAAGATGAATGGTCGGTTAATGTTCAGCCTTATTCTGGTTCACCAGCTAATTTTGCAGTTTATACTGGTCTTTTGAAGCCAGGTGATAAGTTGATGGGTTTAGATTTACCTAGTGGCGGTCATTTATCACATGGGTTTCAGACGGAAAAGAAGAAGATTAGTGCAACAAGTATCTATTTTCAGTCAAGACCTTATAAAGTTGGAGAGGGTGGATATATTGATTATGACCAATTGGAGAAAGACGTTGTTGAATTTGAACCAAAAATTGTTATTTGTGGGGCGAGTGCTTATCCACGTGATTTTGATTATGAACGATTCAGAAAGATTTGTGATAAAGTTGGTGCTTATTTGATGGCAGATATTGCTCATATTAGTGGGTTGGTTGTTGCTGGTGAGATGAACAATCCTTTTGAGTTTTGTGATGTGGTGACTACAACAACTCATAAAACATTGCGTGGACCTAGGAGTGGAATGATTTTTGTTAATACAAAGAGGGTTGATAATGGAGAGAGGAGAATTAATGAAGCTGTGTTTCCAGGTTTACAAGGAGGTCCACACAACCACCAGATCGCGGGTTTAGCAGTTCAGTTGAAAGAAGTTATGACACAAGAGTTTAGGGATTATATCAAAAAGGTTAAAGATAATGCGAAATATTTGGGAGACCGATTGGTCGAGAAAGGTTTCGAATTAGCTACAGGAGGCACAGATAATCATCTACTATTGGTTAAGTTGAAAGGCTTCGGAATTACCGGAAGTAAAATGGAAAAAGTTTGTGAGTTATCTGGGATTTCGTTGAACAAAAATTGCGTTTTTGGTGATAAATCCGCATTGTCTCCAACTGGTATCCGAATTGGTACTCCTTATATGACCACTTTGGGTATGGGTCAGGATGGATGGTTGAAATTGGCTGATTGGTTACGGAGGTGTGTAGATATTTGTGTGGATAGACAAGTTAAATATGGAAAGAAGTTGCGAGATTGGGGTAAAGATATTGAGAAGGATAGTCGAATTTTTGAGATTAAAGCTGAGGTTACTGAATATTGTGTTAGTTTGGCTTAAATAAATATTTATTTTATGAATAATAATGGCTAAAAAATTAAGTGATTTAGATTTTGTTGAGGAGATTGATTCTTTATGTAAAATTTATAATTATTCATTATATATTTGTAAAGAAAGAGATGATATAGAATGATTGGATACGTGTGATGAATCTGAGAATCATTATATTGAGTATAATCCTGACTTTAACAAAAAACATGAAGATTCTGCTTCTCATTATGGTGAAAAGGATTATCACATAGTTTATTCAAATTATAATAATTGTTTGTGTGATTATCCTGATTCAATGATTTCGGATATTGAAGAAAGTTATGAAGCTATCAAAGATATAAAAAAAACAATGGAAAATTTGGAGAAAAGTGGTAAATTTAAGGATATTGAGTTGATGTCTCCATGTGCTAGATCATTAGATGGTGATAACATTGTTTTTATTATTGGTTTTAATGACGCTTAAAAAAATATTTTTGTTAAGGTATAATGAATAAGTTATCAGATTTCTTCGACAATTGGGAGGAGTTGACGAATGACAAGGGTAGAAAACCAGCGATGGATTTTGCTTGTACTTCAGTTTTTAGAATGGATAATGATTTCCATAGAAACGCTTATAGATTTTATGATATGTATAAAGATCGTGCCCAGATGGGTAAAAGATCTTTAACTATAAGAAATATTGATGAAATTAGAAAATATTTTGTTGAGGAATCTGGAGTTGCTGATGTTATTTCTAGGAAGGTTGGAGTTAATTTTGTATTACATCCAATGAAATCTGAAACATTTCTTTATAATTTAACTCCTGATGTGAAAGTTCAGAAAAATATAGATAATTGGCATTACGATTATATGCCTTTCGTTTTTGTATATATGGTAGAAAAAGACGACAACGGTTCAGGAAAGTTAATTTTGGATCTTGGAAAAGAAAAAAAAGAGATTAATTTAAGCGTAGGGGAAGGCATTTTCATGCAAGGATCGATGATTCGACATTTGGCTCAAAGATGTGAAAGTGGGAGGAGAACGACATTGGTATTGAGTTTTTTGGCAAAGGATGTAACGGTTGTTGATAATACTCATGTTACGAAAGATATGTGTCCTTATCATAAAGGTGAGAATTTACACGAACAATATCTAGAGTATAAAAGAGAACGAGTCGATCGTTTATCAAAAATGAAAAATAATCTGATGGAAACGATTCAAAGGGAACGCTCAGATATTTTCAAAAGTTGGTTATAAAACTCATCACTAGTTTACACCGTGCGAAGGGCAGACAAAAGGGACACCTACGCTTTCTACGAAAGCTTCTGTGTAACTCACTTCGTGAGTTGGTTATAAAACCCGTCACCAGTTTACACCGTGCGAAGCACGAGCGTAGGGTTTAAAATGGAGATGCAATCTCCCCTTTAAATTTTGACAAAATCTGGAAAAAATTTTGTCAAAAACATGCATCGATAAGTGTCAAGAGATAATCCGGTATCTTCAAAAAAACAACCACATACTTCTTGAAAACTGAATTTCTCTGGAAGCTGTTCTTCTTTCAAAACAAAGATACCACAGTTGTTCACAATCTTCATACTGAACTGGCCAGTTATGAACGCCTTCCGAATACCTTTACCATTCACCAACTTGAAAAATCTGGTTAAAACTTTCTCTAACTGTTCAACATCATATCCTTTTCTGGAACACATCCAGAAGATGTCGGTGAGTTTTTTGTTCAGGTACTTATGAAGTTTCCATTCGTCAGATCTTGCTAGAAGTAAACGTCCTGTCAGGGTTGTGAAATCAAAAAGATTTTCCTTCATTCCCCAATACCGTTTGGCTTCACGCTTGTTCATCCTGCGTGTAGGAGCGAATAGTTCACAAACCCTTTCATAAGATACCTTCTCGTTAAGAATGGGCTTTTCTAACCCAGCATCGAAGTACATCCTGATCAAAAGGTTAAAAATCTTGACTTCACCTGTTCTCAACCCTTCGGATCTGCCGTTGTACAAATACGAAATATGATTCCAAATAGAAGCACGAAAAACATTCCTAGTTGATTTACTAGTCATACTTTATACCTTTTCATCTGATATTAGAGATATTTTGTGTCATTTTTTTGGTGACAACCATAAAATGACTAGTCGTCAATTTTTTTGGTTGATCAAATATTTAAAAAAAAGATTCATTACTTAAATAGTAAAAGTTATGTCAAAAAGCAGAAATGAAGAATCTTTGATAAAACAATATCTTGATTACCATGTAAAATTTGAGAAGGAATATGGTGAAAAAACAGCAGTTTTAATGCAGGTCGGAGCTTTCTTTGAAATGTATGGAATTGATAATGATAAAGAAAAGATAGGGAATGTTGGTAAAATTGCTGAGAAATTAAATATCATCTTAACAAGAAAAAAGAAAGCAATTTTAGAGAATAGTTTGAAGAATCCTTTGATGTGTGGTTTTCAGTTGCCTTATTTGGATAGGCATTTGAATGTGCTTTTGGAGAATGATTATACAGTTATTGTTATTGAACAGGATGAGAAGGATAAACAGAAGAGATCAATTACTGGTATTTATTCTCCTGGTGTGAATATAAATAATATTAAGAGTGCTGATCCTAATAATGTTGTTTCTGTTTATATTGATGTTGAAAAGTGTATTAAAAGTGGTAAGAAGCTTATGATTTTGGGTTGTTGTTCAATTGATTTAACGACTGGAAATAGCGTCATAAATCAATCACATGAGTTGATAGATGATAAAATTACTTTGTTGGAGGATTTGAATAGGTTTATTTTAATTCATAATCCCATTGAGGTTGTTTTGAATGTTTGTGAAAGTGGTGAAAGTTTGCTTTCTGATTTGGAGGCAGTTTCTAATAGAAAGATTCATAATAGGTTTAATAGGAATCATAATTTCTCAAAAGTGAGTTATCAAAATTCATTTTTGTCAAAAATATTCACTAAAACTGGTGGATTAACACCTTTAGAATATCTTGATTTAGAAATGAAACCAACTGCTGTGAAGGCTTACATGGATCTTTTACAATTTTGTTACGAACATAATCCAACTATTTTAAATAAATTGAACAAACCTCAAATATGGAATCATAATGAACATTTGGTTTTATATAATGATGCTGTTTATCAATTAGATTTGGTGAAAAATAATCACCATCTCAGGGGAAATAGTCGTATTAAATGTTTATATGATGTTCTTTGTAAAACGAAAACATCTATGGGTCGGCGATTGTTGAAGTACAGATTGACCAATCCAATTACAAATGTGAGCAAGTTGCGAAAGAGATATGATATGATTGAAGCCATTGCTGATGATCAGAATTTACTTACATATTTAAGGAAGAAATTAGGAGGGATTATTGATATCCAGAGACAATATAGGCGATTGGTTTTGGGTTGTTTACACCCTTTTCAATTTCACGCATTGGATGTTTCTCATAAAAATATTTTGGAGATTATTGGTGACAGCAGTACCAATATAATTGGTGACAACATAACTTTTGATGTTTCCAAGTTCAAAGAATTTATTGATGAATATCAGAAATATTTCAATATGATTGAGATTGGTAGATATGGTTTGGATACTATTGATGGTAATTTTGTTAATGAGGGAATTTCGGATTCTATTACAGAGATAGAGGGAGAGATTAAAAAGTATGAAACTGTTATTTATGATGAGATGAAGAGATTGAATGATTTATCAGGAATTAAAACAAATAATGGTAAAGATCCGATTACTCTTCATATTTCTACTGAGAAGAAGGAATATAATTTCATAATGACATCTGCTAGGTATAAGGTGTTGTCAAAGAAGAGTGGATTTGAATATGATTCCAGTCATAAGTATGAGAAGAAAACTAGTGGAAATAATACAAAGTTCTTTAATGTTCCTTTGAGAAAAATCAGTAGATTAATTTTAGATGCGAAGAGGAGATTGAGGGATGAAGTTAAGGAGTTTTATTTGGGAAAATTGGAGGAATTTGCCACGAAATATTCAGATGTTTTGGATGATGTTTCTGACTATATTGCTGATTTAGATGTTGCTCAATGTGGAGCTTATGTTTCCAAAGAGTATGGATATTGTAAACCAGAATTAGTTGAGAGTGAAGATAGTTTTTTTGAATGTGAAGGAATTAGACATCCTATTTTGGAGAGGCTCACATTCTCTGGTGAATATGTTACAAATGATTTAGGGATAGGCTTCTCGGACTCAAACGATAGTGACGAAGAAAAGTTCGGAATGTTACTTCATGGTACGAATGGTTCTGGAAAGAGTTCGTTGAGTAAGGCTTGTGGTATAGCTATTATTATGGCTCAATGTGGGTTTTATGTGCCTTGTACTTCTTTTAGATTAGGGGTTTATGATAAGATGTTTACTAGGATTACATCAGATGATAATTTGTTTAAGGGTAAATCTTCATTCGCAGTGGAGATGACTGAGTTAAGATCTATTTTGAAGTTTGCTGGTAATAGGAGTATTGTGTTGGGTGATGAGGTTTGTAAGGGAACTGAGTACAAATCTGCGCTTTCAATTATTTATACAAGTTTGAACTTTTTTGTTAAAAAAAGAATTAATTTCATTTTGGCTACTCATTTTCATAAGTTGTTTGATTTATTGGATTCAGATATGGAGGTGAAGAGTAAGATTTTGTTTAGATATTTAAGTATCGAGAAGAGGGATGATGTTATTATTTATGGTAGGAAGATTAAGAATGGTATTGGTGATGATATTTATGGATTGGAAGTTGCTAAGTATATTATTGATAATCCCGAGTTTGTTAAAATGGCTTATGAAACAAGGAATAAGATTTTAGGGATTAGTGGAAATATTTTGGATCAGAATACTTCTAATTATAATAGTGAGTTATATGTGGATAAATGTGTTATTTGTGGACGAGGTAGTAATGAGGTACAGTTAGATACACATCATATTAAGGAACAGCATTTATTTGATGGTAATAAACTATTGGGGCATGTGAAAAAAGATAATTTGGATAATTTAGTAGTTTTGTGTAAATATCATCACAATGAGGTACATAATGGTAAATTGAAAATTAATGGTTATGTACATTCCAGTGATGGGAGATATTTGGATTATAAATTTATTGAAAAAAGAGAAACGAGTGGAAAGAAATATTCTGAAGAAACAGTCACAAAAATTAGAGATAAATATTTAGGAAAAACATATACTAAAAAGTATATGTTAGATTGTTTAGAAAAAGAAGATGGTATTAAAATGAGTAGTACAACACTAAATAAAATTCTTAAAGGAGTTTATTAGTTTCAGTTACCTTGCTGAACATGTCGCAGAGTACTTTCAGTTACCCTGCTGACTAAGTTGTCTAAGGATTTCATCTGCGTGGAGTTCATTCATATCTTTTGTTTGTCTGGATTGCGATGAGTTGTGGCTTACATTTGTTGAAGAACTTGCTACTCCCCCAGATGTTCTGAATGAGTTCAATTCTGCTCTTAAGTTTCTCATATTTTTGAGAAGGATTGCACAGAGTGCCGTAAGTCTGTTGTGTTGGAGTTGCATTTCACGGACATCTCTTTTAAGGTTCAAAATATTACGGTTATCCATTTTATATTTTTTAAAACATATTATATATTTTTTTCAAACTAATATCTTTACTATAAATATATAATATGGCGAATAATAATGCTAATATTAAGAAATATAAAGGCAAAAGAATTACTGGCTCAAAATATTATAATAAAGATCTTAAAAAAAGTAATGTTGAAAGAATGCTTGATGCTATTGTATTAAAAAAAAATAAAAAAGAAATTTTTAAAGACAGAGATTGGGCAGAATTACGTAGTGAATTAAATGACTTAGTTGGTAAAATACACTGCACTGATGGTGAAGATGATTGTTTAATAAAAAATATGACTGATTCTGATGGAAATTTAAAAAAACAAGCTGCAAAATTATTAGAAAAAGTTGAAGTTAGATTAAGTAAACCAGCGTTTGCTAGATTTTTAACAACTATCGTGGAAAAAAAGAAAGCAGATGCTATTAAAGAAGGAATGAAAGCTATATTATCTGATATTGAGCGTAATAACTCTAACAGAAACAATAAATTTTATTTTGGACATAAAAATATTATGAAAGAATCTTTAATAAAAACAATGCCAAAACCTTCAACAAATAAATTGAAAGAAATGACTGAAGAATATATTTATAGTTTGAGAACACAAATAAATAATTGTATATTACTCATTAACCTTCTTACCAGAACATCTCATAAATTAGATCAAGATTGTAATAAACTACTGAAAATAAGTCTTGATTATAAAAGTTTGACTGAACTTCAAGGTATAATTTCAAAATCTCTTAAATGTCTAAAGGATTACGCAATAAAATTAGAAAATAAATTTTTAATTGAAGTTGATAAAGAAAACAAGATTTTGTCAGAATTAAAAAGTCATTTAAATAGTCATTTAAATAGTAGTGAATCTTCTAATAAAAAATTTTTTAAAAATTTTTTAAAATTAAGAGAATCTCATGTAAAATATAATACAAATAAAGTAGGTCGAGATTCTATAACAATTGATGGTGAAAAATCCTTAGATAATGAAATTATTTTTTTTAAAAACTTAAAAAAGATCATAAATGAAATATTTCATTTAGCTAACATAGATTCTAAACTATTTAACCGATCAACTATAAAATTATTAGTGAAGAATTGTGAAAATTTAAAAGAAAAAATCAGAAAAAACTTCAAAAAATATATACAATTCCCACAACAAGAACAACGACGAGAAAGCAGCAGCAGGAGCAATAGCAGCAGCAGCAGCAACAACAACAACAGCAGCAACAACAACAACAACAACAGCAGCAGCAGCAGCAGCAATAGCAGCAATAGCAGCAGCAGCAACAACAACAACAGCAGCAACAACAACAACAACAGCAGCAGCAGCAGCAGCAATAGCAGCAATAGCAGCAGCAGCAACAACAACAGCAGCAGCAGCAACAACAACAACTAACCAAACTAAACATCACAACAAGTGGAGGATGCAAAACTAAAAAGAAATCAACTAAAACTAAAAAAAATTTAAGAAAGAAATAAAAAAATTAAAAATATCTTTTCAAGAAAAAAATGTTCAATATTAATACCACAATGACGAAAATTATTAATATTGAAAATAAAAATCAGTTGCTGGCTGCAAAATATGAGCATGAAAGATTGATTTTTTTAATAAGTGGTGGATTTTGTAAGCCTTGTCAAGTTCTTAAACCAAATCTACACACTCTATTAGAAAATAATGATAATTACGGAATTGTTTTGGCCAAAATTACTTACGAAACTGCGAAAGATATGAAACACGAAACAGCAAAAGAGATGAATGAATATTTTGATCTCAAAAAAATACCATTTCTCGTTTGCTACAATGATACAAAGAAAATCGATTCACTCCAAAGCTCCAAAATAGATCTAGTAAAACCTTTCCTAGAAAAATCCTTCGGAATCGAAATGATATATCCCCAACCTGAAGAAGAGGAATCTAATGACGAATTTATGGCTTTTGACTTTTGAGCATATAATCATGGAATGTGGATTCTTTATAAATGTTATAGTTCGAATCACAGTTATGTAATCTAGATTCTTTGCAAATATTATATTTCAAAACTCAATTACAATTTGGTAATGTACTCCTCCAAATATTGAATGACTTTTTCATCCTTCTCCTGTAAGAAGCACAAAATAGAATCAATAATATTTTGCATACCTTTATCACCTTCATTCTCAATATTCTTTACATTTCTAACCTTTGATCTCTGATCCAAAATGATGAAGAAATTATTGATCAACTTGATTTCTTCAATATTCCAGATCTTTTTAATATCAGATTGTAACTTATCTTGTAAAATAACAGTTTCATCTAATTTAGAAGAGTTCAATTTATCTTCCATCTTAGCTAAGTTATTCCTAATAAGACTTATATAGCTATCAATAGAATCACTAATAACCCCATCATAATTAGTCTTCAATTTCTCTAAACCCTTAATAGCGAATGTATAAATAGTTTTCAAATCCTCATATCTAGAATATGGAAACCACATCATACAATTAATGATTGGCTCTTTGAGATTATGCAATGTTTTTCCAGAATTACCTGCTGAATATCTAAGTGCACCTTGGAAAAAATCAGGTTTCTGTAATGTGATTGAATTATTGTGAATTGTTAATTTAGTCTTGTTTTCATAGAAATACAATAGAGCTAATTTAATCACAGTTGTTAAAGGATCCAATATCTGCTTGTCTGCATTTTTCTTTTTAGAAAATAAATATTGGTAAACAAATTTGCCATAATCACTGAGCTTATCATAGTATATCATATCTAAAAACTTATTACTCATAATTATATATATAAAGCACACTTTTTTTTAAATTAAAAAAATAAAAATGATTTTTTCTACATTTAATTTAAAATTATCATTATATATATTATATTATGATTATTCCAGTACAATGCTTTACATGTGGTAAACAAGTTGGTCACCTTTGGGAAATATATCAGCAAAAATTGCAAGAAGAATACAACAAAAAAGAAGGGTTATTGAAAGTCCATATTTTGACTGAAGATGTTGTTGATTACATCAAAAAGAACAAATCAATCGAAGAAAAAACACTCGATGAATTAGGACTCAAAAGATACTGTTGCAGAAGAATGATGATCTCCCACGTCGACTTGTGCGAAAAGCTGTAAAGAGAGAGTGCATCTCTCTTTTAAACTCTACGCTCCACCTCCCTTTGGTCGGTGGGTACAAATTGGTTATACTGATTTGTTCACTGATTTGTTCACTGATTTGTTCACTGATTTGTACCGCGAACATCGTGAGCGAAAAGGGGGCCAGCGGGGGTTACCCCCGCGAGTGAAAGGGGGTTAGCGGGGGTCGGACGAAGTCCGATAGACCTACGGTCTACCCGCGCCGCTATTTAAAAAGATGTTTATATTTTTAAGTATTAAATAAAATGTCTAATGTTTCTAATGAATTTAAAGATGCTATTAAGCAATGGGTTACGCTTGATAATAAGCGTGCTGAATTGAATCAGCAGAGTAATAAGATAAAGAAGGATATGAATAATATTGAGTCTTTTATTTTGACTTTTATGGATGCCAATGATATGAAAGATAAAAATATCTTAATTAATGATGGTAAGCTCCATTATGATACAGCTAATTCTTGGGAATCGATCACCAAGAAATATATTTTAGAGAAAGCAACTTTATATTTTAAGAATGAAAAGAAGGCTGAAGAGTTTGTCCGATTTTTATATGATAGTAGGTCATGTACCGAAAAAACAAGTCTCAAAAGAAAAGCCAATTCCAAGAAAAAGACAAAGAAATAATAAATATAATAAATAAATCCAATACGTTATTACATATAAATCCTCCCCAAAAAAAATCATCCGCGTAGGCGAGCGTAGGGGCCAGCGGGAGATGCACTCTCCCCGCAAATTGAAGAAAATTTTTCAAGGATTATTATATGGTTCTACTTTAATATGGTAATTAAAGTAGAACTTAAAACCTTTTATTCCCTTACCGATTGGTGTATGGGTAAAAATGATCTTATTTATGATTTGAACAAGGAAACTGTTTTGTCAGTGAAATTGAAGATTACAATTGATCCCATTATTTTAAAAATGATTTTGAATTCCCACAAAAACAGAGAATATTTAGTCACCATAACTGACAAGGATTACAATCATTTGTGGATTTTCAATGTCAAAAAGGATAAGAAACTCGAAACAATGTTTAACATTGATAAGGATTACATTGGAAAGGAACTCATTGTGTCTTTATATTCTTATGAATATAGGAGTGTTAATGATTTGCGTCCGTTGATGGAAAAAGTTATGAGTGAGAAAATGGTTGTTGTTGATAAGCCAGTTTCTTATGAATCTGAGAAATGTGTTTTGTGTTTAGAGAAGTTGAATGAGGGTTGTGTATTTTTGGGTGAATGTCAACACAAATTTCATACAAAATGCGTTAAAAACTCGCAAGAACATCTTTTCAGCGTCATTGAACATAATCCAAAATGTGTTGTTAATGGTTGTTCTCACAATAGTGGTGAAGATGAAAAAGCAATTATTTTGAGTGGTTTCAAATGTCCATTGTGTCGACGTGTTGGTGTTATCTAAAAAATTGATTTTATAAATATTTATTTTTATTTATTAATTTGTTTATTGATTTGGTTATGAATAAAACTAAAAAAACAACTTATGTTGAACGTGTAAAAGGTGTTAAATATAATAAGGAATATTTATGGAACATGGCATCGGATCTTTCAAAATATTTAAAGGTCCATAGATTTAAATTTGAACAATTAAAGGATATTATTTTAGGTTATATGGATTGTCAGGAATGGGATGTAAATGAGGTATGGTCTGAAATCTCCATTAATAGATTTATTTTAGAATTTGGATTATTAGATATGTTAAAAGATATTAAGGAAGCTGGTTATGAACATCGTATTAAAACAGAAAAAATAATAATTAGAAAAGCTCCAGTATCTTTTTGTAATTCATTGAATAATTATATATATGATCTTACGTCAGATAAAATAGTGAATCATATCCAGTTGAAGTTGGATATGATTACACGTTTGGTCTTCCCAGACACAGATTGTTTTTTGATAATTAAAGATGAAAGTAGAAACACTATTTTCCACAGAGAAAATATTTTTGAAAAGGTTTATGATTATTTTGAAGAAAATGAAATCAAAAAGTTTTCATCACTATTTGTGTTAAATATTTTTATTGACAAACCTATAAAAACAGGTGAACGATATGGATTTTATTTTGGATTAGATGATAATTTAATTGATATTGAAACTCATGTTTTATCAGATTATTTCCTCAAACCTTACAACTCTGAATGTTGTTTGTGTTTTGAAAATATTGACAAAAATAACGGAAATTCCTTCATGATCAATTGTGGACACCTATTCCACAAATCATGTTTTAATAATTGTAATGATAATTATTTGAATAAAGTATTTGTAAAAACTTGTATTGAAAATTGCTGTAATCACGGCAGTGATAAAGGTAATCACGACAGTGATAAAGGTAATCACGGTAGTGATAAAGGTAATCACGACAGTGATAAAGGTAATCACGGTAGTGATAAAGGTAATCACGGCATTCCTTTACTTTACACACATTGTAAATGTCCATTATGTAAAAATTTTGAGATGTTATCAAAATCTACAATAATATACGTTGCTAAAATTGCTAGTTAAATAAATTATAAATTCACCCAAAAGGGTAAAAGTGTTTTGTACTGTTCCATGAATCACGGGATCAAGAAAGGAACCACAAAAGTTCCATCAACCTCCTTAGCAACCTTGAACGTATGGACGATGTCCGTACCATTCTTGCTCTTCAGCGTCATAGAAGACTCTCCCGCGTTCATCGCAGCGGCGAGATCTCCTACCTGAGCTGGAAAGTGCAAACTGGTTGCGTTCACCGTCACATGCGTCTTCGGTACACCGCTGTCGGGGTGAAGCACCAGACGAGAATCCTTTCCCGTCACAAGAAAAAAAGACGCGGACGCGCCCTTCTTTGGAAGCTTCGTCTTTGACTCCGGATCGGCGAGAACCATCTGTGTGGTCACCAACTGCATCGGCACAGGCTTTGGGAAAGTCCCACGAGCACCACCACCGCCATCACCATCAGTAATGCGAACACCATGCTCTAGAGGATAGTGGTCCGTTGCAGCAGACTTGCTGTGCGGAATAAATCCCAAAGTGATGTGTCCAAACGATGAACTGCCGTCAGGATCGACGAGCAGACGCTTCTGGTGGTAGTGGGCAGTTGCTGGAGGCTCGAAGGTGAAACCCTCGAACTCAGCCAAAGCGGACATGTCGATATCAGCAATGAAGTTCCCCTCTACATCAAACATCCCACTTCCCACAGTGGGGAACTTGTAAGACTTGTATGCGTTATGAAGAAAATCCTTGGCAAATCGCTTGTTGCCCTTGGAAGCCTTCAAGACAGCACCAACAGGTGTCGTCTTGCTCCACTCACCACGTGCGATTCTGTCGGCAACAACCTGAGCCACATGGGCATCAGACTCACTGACGTACAGGGCCATCAACTCCTCAACGTAACTCGTACGATCCTTGCCCATAGGCTGGATAGCAGAAACACCATCCGTAGTATGAACATATGGAACGAATACGTGAAAAACAAAATGATAGTTCGGGAAGAACTTCTCAAGATGATCAGTCAGGATCTGCTTCTTCGTCTTCCAGTTGGTGTAAACACCACCACCAGACGAAATGACGGGGACACGACCCTCCATGACGGTCTTAGCCACCTCCCAAATGGTGAGGGGCTGACGCTCCGCCTTGGTTCGCATCACATCGGACATCGAAAGTCCAAACATGTGGTCTCCATCACAGATTCCTGCTGGGCATCCGATACTGTTCAAGTACTCAGCAACTGCGCGAGCAATTGTAGACTTTCCAGAACCAACCCAACCGAGGAAAAGAAACAACGGAACAACAGTTACGTCGCTATCCTCAGAAAAAACATGCATCTTCTCAGACGACATAATCCACATTTAGAAACAAAGAATGTTATAATTTTTTGGTCAATTTTTTTACTGAAAGCATAAAATTACCTTTGGTCAATTTTTTTACTGAAAGCATAAAATTACACATTAAAACAAATCAGCCATAGATCCACCTTCATGAATAATCTTGATGGCTTCTGCTAATTGATTACCGACATCAATCTGTTCCAATTTTGGACAACTCTTAATATTAGCGGTTTGGCAAATACTATTTGTTACAATAATTTTTTCAATTGCATCTGAAGAATTAATGTTTTCTATAGCGGTTCCAGTAAAATATCCATGTGTAATAACACCAATAACTTTACTAAATCCTCTTTCAATCAAGGTTTCACAAGCTTTAATGAAAGTTCCACCACTATCAATCATATCGTCGGTAATAATAGCAGTTTTACCACTAAAATCAGTATCTTTCTCACAAACTAGAATGTTTTTCTTAATTGTTCCGGGTTTGCTATAATCACGTTGTTTGTGCATAAGACACATTTCAAGTTTCATAACATCAGAGAACTTTTCAGTTCTCTTTGCAGCACCAGCATCAGGAGAAATAAGCATATATTTACCCCTTTCACTTTCATTACGAATTCCATAGAGTTCATCAAGCTTATCGTGTACTAATTTAACTGTATAGAGATTATCAGTGGGGCAATCTGTGAAACCTTGAATCTGAGACGCATGGAGATCCATACAAACAATTCGTGTAGCCCCAGCACTACCCAACATATTAGCAACAACTTTTGCTGAAATAGGCATACGTGAAGAATCTTTACGATCTTGACGTGCATATGGATAACAAGGCATAATCAATGTTACCGATTTTGCACTAGATCGATTACAAGCATCAATCAAAAGAGCAGTCTCCATAACAATATCATTCACCGAAATATCTTTACTATATCCAGTTTGAACAATAACAATATCGTTTCCCCTGATAGTTTTGTTAATTTTCACTCTTGTTTCACCATTATTGAAAAGACCTAATTCACAAGGAACTAAATCTTGGAATAAATTTTTTGCAATACTTTGTGCCAACTCCACATGAGAAGAACCAGAAATAATCAACATATTAAATATATCTTGATTACTGTTTACCATTTAAAATAAATCATTTTTTTATTTTTTTTATAATAGATTGACTTTTGCTCGCTGGAATGTATTCAAACTTTTTATTCATATTATTTGCAACTTTACCACCAATTCCCTTTAAATCTTTGACAAAATTTTGGAAATTTTTCTCCGGTTCGTTCAAATGAAGGAGTTTGTTCAATAATCCTCCTCCACTCATTATATTAGACTTATTCTCTAAAAACATTAATTTCATTATGAATATATTAAATTAATAGATTATTTTATTCATTCTCTAATTCATCCATTTCTTTTTCTAATTCATCATTATAAGTATCAACTTCTTGTATAACTCTCTCATAATTATGACAATAATATTTCATATAATCTTGAAGCTTCAACGTTAGTTTATTACTTGGGAAAATAGGATATGAAGATTGTTCCAAAAAATCACGAAACTCTACCGCTATGTCCAAAAGAGTATTCCCATGCTTAAAATCAAACTCTTCCTCCTCATTTTTTAAACCAAAATCATACTCAAAAGAAATTGGTTCCTCAGGGACAATTTTCAAACCATCTGCAACTTTTGTTGTTGGTGTAACTGATGCAACTGGTGCAACTGGTGTTGCTTTTGTTACTGTTGTTTTTTTTACTAAATCACTCCACGAAGGCATTATGAATTTTAATTATAACATGTATTTGCCTCTTATATATTTTTTCCTAAAAGAAATGATTTTTAATTTCTTTTAGGAAAAAATGATTTTTAATTTCCTATGTCTTGTGAATTAATATTTTAATTATGAATTTTAAGAAAGTTGGTATTAAATCTGGAGAAGAATCATCTGTACAATACAATCCTTATTTTAACACACGCACCAGTTTTGAAATATTCAAAAAGTGTGTAGATAAGAATGAGACAGATTTTCGAATTGAGTCAACCACAGATAGTTGGGGTAGACAGGTTTACAAAACAATTGGAACAACGAATTTTACAGATATGATGAATTTACATTCCAAATATGGAGTTCAATCTATTTTAGATGGTACTTTTAGGAATTTCAAAATGAGTGAGTTGTCCTCTGATTGTAAAAAAGACGGGAGTGCTAATCTTAATCATAAAAATTTTAAAGAAACTGAATTAAGCATTAGTTTTCCCAGTTTCTATAATTGTGATATGTCTAATGCTCCAGTTGTTATCCACAGTTCACGTGATTTGACATTTGAAAACTGTATGATGCAAAACACTATGTTCAAAAATACAAACCTTCCACGACGAACACGTTTTATGAATTGTTACATGGAAGATTCAACATTTGAAGATTGTACAACTGGTCAAGGACCAGATCCAATTTATTTCATCAATTGTGTAATGGATGGAACAAAAATGGATTTCAATAGGAAAGAAACTATATTTAACAATAGTATCCCAACAATTTTTTTCACAAATAATTTAATGCGGTATATGGATTGGTCAAAATTTAACGTCAGTCGTTCCACCATTGTTCTCAAATCTTGTGACACAACCGGAATCAATTTCGACGGATGTCATCTTAATGATGTCAAATCTGACGATCCAGAACTTAGAAGCAGAATCCTCATTGGAGGAGGAACAATTAATCGAAATAAAACATTCTATGAAAGGATGTTAACAAGTGCATTTAGAAAATCTCGATATTTTACCGGAGATGTTCTTGATCTTCTTTTTGATTAGCATCCTTCACTGGATTGAATTTATTATAATTTGTTAATTGGTTTGTTTACTGGATTGTACCGCTTAGTGACAACGCTCATAAAAAATGATAACATTATTGCCACATCTGCGACATTTTGATTTCCCATCAGGTGAATGAATAAGTCGCATCCTTCTCTCTCCACTGCAAGTCTTACAGCGAATCGAGTTGGTTGACAAAATGTCTTCACAACTGGTCTGAAGAACCTGCTCCACATACGCCTCGTTCGAACACTCAATACTGACGTTATGGAGCTTCTTAACAAAGTAAGAACACAATCGGTAATTCGCACTAAAGCGTTGCCGATATACCCCCCTCATGTACGTGAAAATGCGTGTCCACTCACTTATCGAGTAAAACTCAAAATGGACAGCCCACATTTTGTGGAGCTTCTCGAAAAAAGACTCGATGTGACGCTGCTTGGTAAGCTTGCGCTTGAACAGAGCCTTCAGTTTGCGTTTGTCCTCATCATCGGACAGATGAAGAACATCAACAACAATCTCAAAAAGTTTTCGAGAAGAAAAAACATGCTTGCGTGAACAAGACATAGTTGATATATCGTATGAAAAAATATAAAACTTTTGTATCAATTTTTCCATAAAAAAATATGATAAAACTTCTATCCCAATCTATATTCTGTTTCAGAATACATAATATGAAGAAATTTACAAAAACTATCATCATCTCTGTACATATCTATACCATTATTCTTGGCAATTGTACAAAAGACGGTAAATAATTCATTTAGTATTAATTCATTTTTGTTATACCAATCTTGGATCGACATTTTATAAATTATATAGGAATTAATTTTTTATATTTAATTTTCTCGAAATCACGAAAAAAATATAGTAATCGTATTTATCAGGATTCATTTTAACACCAAAGAAACATTTTTCGGTGATTTATTTTAACTCTATTTAATGGTTTATAATGTAATGGATCAGTGTTTGAAAAAATGTTTTCGCGGAAAAAATAAATTTTTTTGTGCCATTTTTTTAAAACATTTTATACAAAAAAAAATATATAAACATTATTTTTATAAACATATATCCCAAATAATCTTGAAAAAGGATAACGATTTTTACACATTTTATATAATATTAATAAAAGAATTATATAAAATCACGAATTCTTTATTTTTTTCGAAATCATAAAAATAATACAGTTAACAACTTTTTAACCAATTTTTTAAGTTAAGTAAACAAAGAATTTCATTTTTTCATTTTATTTTTTAGTCTATTTATTGATAATTAACAACTAAAAAACCCAAAATGAATTTGCGAAAAAAATAAATTCGGAGCCGAAAAAAGGGCATTTTTGACCCAAAAAATACAATAACGTCGACAAAAATCTAATACCGTCAACTGTCGCAAAATTGGTGAAAAAACACAGTAACGTGTGAAACATTTACACGGTACGAGATTTACACAAAACCATAACGTACCCATTTTGATAATTCTAGAAGCCACTCTAATCCAAGTACGTATATTTTCAACGTCCGACGATATGGTAAAAATACTACTATAACGTTAAAAAGACATTTTTCCATGTAACGTATACGGTTTCATGTCTCAAACTAGTTTTTTGAGTTTCACGTTGACGCAAAAAATTGACGGTATGGTAAAATTAATACCATAACGTCAAGAAAAGTAGAAATTGCGATTTTTGTATTTTTTTACTATAACGTTGGACGTCTTTTGTATACCCTTAAACCCATAACGTCATTTCGTCAATTTGCCATGTATCGTTGGTTGTTTCAAAACCACTCGAAATCCAATAACGTATCCGAAATTGGTGATTTTTGAAAATTGTAAAAACTAAAAAAAAGTGGTTATTTCAATTTGCCGAAAAGGTTTTTGCAAGTACATTTGATTTTTTTCTATTTCAATGTTTTGATAAAATAAGGATACCTCAATAAATAAAATTATGAAAATATGTCATTGTAGTCAAAATGTAAAAAGTGCCGAAAAACTTTAAAAAAAAAAAAGCAAAAAAAAAAAAAAGTTTTTATGCTTTTATTTTAAAAAAGTTTTGTTCCGAGATTCGAGTAAATGCCGAAAAAACGATCACTTTTTTCGGCATTTACTATTTTTCAAGATCATAAAAAAAAGATTTTGTATTGTAACTTTTAAAAAGACCAAACATCGATCAACAACTTGTTCTAGGACAGAAAGGTACGATTTGATCACTAAAATGATCGTTTTTTCGGCATTTTTTGATTTTCGACCAAAACCTTGAAAAGTTAGCAAATTTCAAAATTACATTTTTTTTCCGAGTTTTCAAAACTCTGAAAACTAGTTACTCCGGTTTCTCTCTTGATGAAAATTCATTTTAAAATAAAATAAAATTAAGTTGTTTATCCCTTATAATGTATATACATGGAAAAATAAAGTAATACCGTATACCGTTTCATCTATTTTGAGTTAAAAATCTAATATCGTATCCAGTGACGAAATGACCAATAACGTATAGAATGTTTCGACGTCGAAAAAAATGAAAAATTCAATACCGTCTATTTTTCAAACTGAATGAAAAAGTACCATAACGTCTTCGTCACTCGGGTTTTGAGATTTTTGGCAAAACTCTGAAAACTAGTTCAAATCTTGAAAACTCTGAAAACTAGTTTTGAAAAAAAATGATTTCCAAAATATTTGAAGATTTTGTGATATATATAATTACAATGGATCTTATTAAAACGGAAAAATCGGCGTTAATTGTTTACAATATTAAAGACAAATCTGATCTCATCAAAGCTTGTGTTGATGACATCGATGATCAATTATTGGAATATCCACCTATTATTGTTTATGGAAAAAAGTTGAAACAGAGAAGATGTGTTGGATTTTTCAGTGACACTAGTGAGGGTTATGAATATTCTGGACAAACTGCTGATTCAAAGCCTTTAACTAAAAATCTTAAAGAGTTGTTGGATTTTGTCAATGTTAAATTCAAGTCAAAATTTAATGGTATTTTAGTAAATAAGTATAAAGATGGTAAGGACTATTTATCAGCACATTCGGATGATGAAAGGCATTTAGATGATTGTGGTGTTGTGTCGATTTCTTATGGGGCGACTCGGAAATTCAGGATAAGGGATATGTTGAATAGGATTGTGATGGATGTTCCTACGAAAACAAATCAGATTATTCATATGGAGGGTGATTTCCAGAAGGAGTTTAAACATGAGATTCCTGTTGAAAAGAGAGTGAAGGATACGCGGTATTCATTCACTTTTAGAAAACATTTAAAATAAAATAGTGGATAATATATTATAAATGCCGAGGCCTAAAAAAAATTATAGATGTCCGAAGTGTAAAAAAAAATTTAAGAAAAAGTGTAATTATGAATATCATGTTTATGAAAAAATTAATCCTTGTACACTTATGGTTGAGAATGAATATGGAGAATTAATTGATCCAAATGAACATAAAAAATATAGATGTAAATATTGCTGTAAATTTTCATCGAATAAATCAAATTTTAATAGACACACAAAAAGGTGTGAGAAAAAATTCAAATTAAAATATAAATCCATAATATGTCATCCACAAATAAGAAAAGAGATAGAAAAAGAAATATATGATTCTGTCATAGAAAAAGGAAAAATTGTTATTAATAATAATACAACTATCAACAACCATGGTACTATTAATAATCATAATACCATTAATAATGTGATAAATAATACAATTAATGGAAATATTATTATTAATAATTATGGTAGTGAAAAAATGGATCATATTGATGATAATTTTTTTGCGAAATTATTTGATAAACCAGAAAAATCTGTTCCAAATTTAATAAAAGAAATTCATTTTAGTAAAAAAGCGCCAGTAAATCGTAATTTATATTTGAATGGTCCAAGAGATAATGTTATATATATTCATCATAATGGAGATTGGTTAGTGAGGAGTAAAGATAGAACATTAAGTGAGTTAATAGCAAAGAATTTTGATAGAATAGACGATTTTTATGAAGGTAATAAATCTGAACTTGGTGATAGAGAACAAGTTAAATATGAACGATATGCTGATAAGTATGACAATAATGAAAATAGATTTGTTATACGAAAAGATGTGAATGAAGTTATTCACGATGCATGTAAAACAAATAAATAATATTATATTATTTTATATGATAAGTTACATTCTTATTCTTTTGTTTATCATTTTTATTTTTATTTTCATATTTTATAACACAACATCCTCAAAAGAAGGTTTTCAAAACTTAACAATGCCAGAGTATACACCATATATTAGTAATCCATTTGGAAGTGGAGAGGAAGTTAATAATTATGGTTATGGGAAAGATTGGTATCAAGAGCCTGATGCTAATGGTTTACCATTTTCTCTTTTAAAAAGTACAACAGTTGATCCAAAATTAGTTGTTTTGCCTGAACAATTAACTGAAACAAATCGTAAATATATAATGGGTATTGTTAATTTTGATGATGATTTTTGTAATTTGATAGATACCCGTACATATACAAAATATGTAAATAAGGATTCTTTGACTGATTTGATGAATTTGACTAGATATGAAAATCTTGTGTATTCGCTTGATGAAGAGCCTACTGAACCAATGTCAAAGAATGAAAGGGCAATGTTTTTACATAAAATTAATAAACACACGTGGAAGAATCGTTGGGAAGATTATAATCCCAATGTTGATTTCAGTTTGAATAATAAATATATTGAATCGAAAATTAGTGATGTTAATGTGTTAAACAGTTTTATTACAAATAGATTTAATGATGTTCAAAATAATTTACTTTCGCAGAATGATTTATTACTTTTTGGAAAAAGTAGATATGTTCCATTTATTTATAAAGTTACAAATATTCAAAAAGGTGGTGATCAAATTGTATATGAAATCAAAATTGTCTTGTATAGGGATAATATTCAATATGTTCCTTATTTTTATTATAAAGGATTTGTGGTAGAAAATGAAAATGGAACAAAGATTGCTCAAATATTTAATTTCCAATTTATTGGATATTTTCTCACTAATATGTTGCTTATTCCAAATGGTGTTGAAATTGGAAATGAAAAGATTTATCAATATTATGATCTAAATAAAAATTATAGACTTTATGATGATACAATGGAACGCAATTTATTAAAAACAGCTTATGCAGTTCAGGAGCATAAGGATGCGTTCAAACTTAAGAATCAATATGCATGTTTTTCAACTAATTATTCAGCATATATGACCCCAAGTGCGACATCCAATATTTTATTAACTGATGATAATAAAGATAGTTGTCAATCTATTTATGATAGTTATGGTCAAAAAAAAGCATCTGGAATTTGGGATAAACCTTGTTCAAAAGATAATGAATGTCAGTTTTATATGGCTAATCAAAATTATCCGAATAAGAAGGGGAAATGTAATAAATCGACTGGATTTTGTGAATTGCCATTGGGAATGAAAAATATGGGGTATCATTACTTTATACCATCTAATGTAAGCGAACCATATTGTTACAACTGTAAGTCAGAAAAAAAATGGACACCAATAACAGATTTAGATACTTGTTGTTGGGAACAAACAAATAAGAAAAAATATCCTTTCTTAAAATCACCAGATTTTGCATATAAAGGTGATCTTAATGATCGAATAAATTATTCGAATAGTGAAAGTTGCTATCGAGATTCCAACGGAAACATGCAATGTAACTATTAAATAAAGCCATAATTTTTCAGTGATTCTTTGTTACAATTATTGTAACCAACGAAATACTTACAATTTTCATTGTTGGTATTTGTATAAAATCCCTTCTCATACAGAAATTTCTTTGAACTGTTTGATTGACATAATGGTTTTTTTTCATCACCAAACCCAACACTAAATCTACTTAATTTATTATATTTAAATTCTGGGAGTTTATTGAATAATACATAATTATTTTTGAGAATATTCATGGTTTGTGAAATAATTTTATTATCATGTTGTTTATTTGTTAATAGGTAATATTGTATTGATAAAATATTGAAATCTGGTTTGAATCTGTGATAATATATACCATTTATTGATTTTGGTAGGAATGTTAAAATATCATTTAGGTCAATTATACTTTTATTAAGAAAACTGTTTTCTTGGTATATTTTGTTGGATATGTCGTCAATTGGTAATAATATATAATTTTTCATGTGGTTATTTGTAAAAAACATACTTAAGGAGTATGATGGAAAAGTAGTTTTAAAAACGGCTAAATCTATTTCATTGTTATTTAGTGCATTTAAAACGTCTTCATTATTAGATTTGAAAACATAAATAAAATCAACACCTTCCTTTAATTTTGTAAATTGAGCTAATCTACTGAAAGTTTGATAACTACTACTTTTAGTATTTGTAATACCAACTTTCATTTTATTTTTTATAGAACTTAATCTTTCAATTCCCTTATCTTTTCTAATAATCATAAATAAATACAATTTATATGAATTACAAATATAAAGGATATTCATGTTGTTTGAAATGGTATCTCCAACTTTTTTTTGATAATAATTATTTATAGCAATTGATGATGAATTAATCATTCCAACTTTATTTTCATTTAATGCGTTGATGAGATCTAGAGAGGTGTTATATTTAATCAATTCTATTTTTATTCTGTTTGTTTTTTCCATTATCAGTTTTGATAAAAGTTCGGTATATTTATCTGGTTTTTCATTATATAATGTAATATTATTCACTTCATATCCTATTTTTAGAGTATTATAATTAAAAATATTATCAAAATATGGTTTGTTGTGTTGTTTCAATTTAATAATATTATCATTTAATTCACCATGATAAAATGGAAGATAAAACGTATAAAATCCTTCAATTTGTTTGCGATTTCGCATAATCAAATAAATATAGAAAATAATCATTAAAATAATAATAATTATTGAAAAATGAATGATACTCATATATATAATTGTGTGTTTTTTTTTCTATTATAATTTAATGATAAATAAACTCAAATATGCAATCATTTTGTTTATTGTAATCCTAATTTTAACATATTATCTCAAGCCTGATATGTTAGCAAATAATTCTGTTTCAATGGTTTCTACATATGTTATTATAGTTGCTATTATTTGTTTCTACTTAATGATACTTGTTGAGTATTACTTACCTATCAAAAAATAATAATCAATAATATATGGCTATTGAAATGATAATTAAAAGGAATAAGGCCATTCAGGATCCTGTAGATTTAATAAAATATTTAGATGATAAAAATAAAAAATTATTAGTTAATAATTCTTCAAGAAAAAGTAATAGAATGTTTTATATAATATGTTTAGTAATAGCAATCATTGTGGGTTTAATATTTTATAATAAAATGTAATTCCCATTATATGAGTGAAACTGAAAATGTTGAAAATGTTGAAAATGTTGAACAAGTTGAACAAGTTGACGATAATGTAGTTAATGATGAAGTTGAGGAAGAAGAAGATTTTTCAGATTCTGATAGTGATGAAGTTGAAACGATTGATGTTACCAATGAACCAATGTATCATATCTTGAGTGCATTCTTTGAAGATGAAGATGGTCTTAATATTGTAGATAGATTAAGTGACTTAGTAAAAGCTGTGAATAACAATACCAAAACTTTGAATAAGGTTTTAAAAAGTTTGGCTAAAAAAGAATAGACATAATTATAAAAAAAAAAATAAAAATGAAAATTAAAATTAAAAAAAAGAAAATTTTTAATTTTAATTCATGAATAAAAATACTGGTATCTTAATTTACAAGGATGGAAAGTATTTTGTCTCCAAAACAGAAATAACAATTTTGAATACTGCGATTATAGGAGATAAAGTAAGAACACAAGATAATGAAGTTGTTGAAGTATTCAATAGATCAACATCTTGTATTGTTGGTGTTTTGAAACTCAGTGCTAGGGTTAAATATGGAACAAATAAAAGAGGTGTTCCAATATATTTATTTAACCCTTATCACCATAAATATCCTAAATTTTTAGTTTGTTCTAATAAGCGAAGTTCGCGTGATGTTTTTTGTACAATTTCGTTCAATAAGTTTGATAAAGTTAGAAATAAACATTTTGGTAAATTGAAACAAATTATTGGTGAAGTAAAGAATTATCATGATGAAATCCAATATATTCTAACACAATATTGGTTAAATTTCCCTAGAAGTAGTACAATTGTAAGGAAGAACAGTTTGAGTAATCAAATTAAGATTGATGTGACTAAAGATGCTGATTTACAATTGAAGATTAGGGATTATAAAGTTGTTTCTATTGATCCTATTGGTTGTAAAGATGTTGATGATGCTTTTCATTTTTCAGAGAATATAACTACTTGTGAAGTAGGAATTCATATTGCTGATGTTCTTTATTATCTAAATAGATGTTTGGATAATATTGTTAAAGCGAGATTTTTTACAATTTATTATGATGGTGGGAAAAATAATATGTTTCCTAATATTTATTCAGAGAAGTTGATGTCATTACTTCAAGATAAGAATCGGTATGCTTTATCTGTAATTTATAAATATGATAAATACAGTGGTGAGTTGATCGAAACAAAAGTGAAAAGATCGATTGTTAAAAATTATGGACAATATTCTTATGATTATATTGATGATCTTTTTAAAAAGGATCGATATAAAAATCCAGAAGAGAAAATGATTATTAATCTCAAAAGATTTATGACTGAAATATTGGGACTGGAAGTTGATTCACACAATTTAATTGAATACTTTATGATTAAAACTAATGATTATATTGGTGAATTATTGTTTGACAATTTTGGTAACAAAACGGTTATTAGGAAACATGTTTCTTCAGAAGAACAATTGACTGAAAGTGTTGATAGTGATTTGGAAAAGTTTTTAAAATTGAGGATGATGAAAAAAGCCACATATCAGTTTGCAAATGATAATAAAAGTGAAAACAAACATTATGGTTTAAATCTTATGAATTATGTACATTTCACTTCTCCTATTAGAAGATATAATGACATATTAGTACATTCTTTAGTGTATAAATATTTAGGAATTGAACCTGATTATATACCAACAATAGATGATTTTATATTGGAAGAGATGAATTATATGGAGAAGAATATTAATAAATGTGAAAGAAAATTAAATAGGTTAAAGCTTATTAGGAGTTTTGAATTAATTAATAAGATTGAACCAATTATTGAAGATGGATTTGTCACTAGTTTGAATGAAAAATGGATATATGTTTATATTCCAAAGTATAAACTTGAAGAGAAAATCAGACTAATTCCATTAAAGTTTCAAGAGTTGTATAAAGTTGAATTATGTAATAATAACAAATTAATTAAAGTTTATAAAAATGACGAGTTAGAAGTTAAATACAAATTGTATCAAAAGTTGAAAGTTGAAATAACCCCATTCTTAAATGAATCATTATTTCAAAATAAAATCAAGATTATTTGTTTCTGAAAGCATTAAACTAATTCAGTATCGGTTCCTCACTGAATTGTAAATTCTCATAGCATTTTTTCCAGAATATAGTTTTTTTCTTTGATTTGATAATAATCCACTGAATATCCATGTTGGTAATTTTACAATTAAGTTATTTACTTTTCCTGATAATGAACTTGCTTTTATTTGATTTATTTTATTTAAAATACCTCGGTAGAAGAGTGCTTCTTTGTATATTTGATGAAATCTTACATAAATTGGTGATCTTCTGTTGAAGGTTTGTTCTGCTTGATTTATATTATTGTTATCTCTTTTTTCGCAATTGCATCTTAATGGATCTGGATATACATAGTAGTAAATATTTTTCATTAAGTAATCTTTGAAGCCTTCATCTGAAAGGAAATTATATCCATCGCCACATTTTAGTGATTGATATTTATTGTGGTTTGTTATGTTATTAACAAGTTTGTCATTGTAAAGTTGGTATTCAACATTACATTTTAATTGTGAGAAATGGACAATTTTATTTTTTGCTAACCAAATTTCCCGGCTATTTAATTTGGTTTTTGTTTTATTTTTATAATCATAAAAGTTAAAGTAATATCTTTTGTTGTCTTTATTAAAATTTCCGGCAGATTCTACAGCTTTAATTATTTTATCGTAATATCTTTCTCTAAAAATTAAAAAAATTAAGCCGTCTTGATTTCTTGTAATTGATGAAGCATCCATTGCTGCGATACCTTCGACAGTATTTGTTAAAGTATTGTCTACATAATTCATGTAAGGAATTTTTTGACAAGATCGATTTACACTCATACAATTAACATTACTCATGTTACAATATATTATAGCATATAAGTTTTTTTTTATTTTAAAATTTCTAAAACAATTTATATTAATTTACAATGGGTAATTCTACATCTGAAGAACAACAACCTCAATACAGAGAGTACACCCCAAATTACAGTCATAATTATTTGTATAGTGGCACAACTAATCAAAATAATAAACAACAAAAACCAGCACAATCTAAAACTTACTATTTACCACAAAAGAGAAATTTTAATCAAAATCAATATGTTAATCAACCTCGTATTACAAATCCAAATGGTCAAGTTCCAATGCAAAGACAACAACCCATAAATTATGCTCAACAACAGTATGTACAACAGCAACAAAGAGTACAACAACAAAAACAACAGTATCAGAGGCAACAACCTCAACAATTAGTTGAACGACCATTAACAGGTAGAACTAATAATAGATTAGGAATGCAATTTCAATATCCAAATGGTAATTTAAATATGGGAAATGTTAATTCAACTATGGAAAATCTCAGTCAAATTGAAAGAAATGAGAGAGAAGTTTTTAATAGAGAACAGAAAGAAAGAGAGAAAACTTTTGAAAATGAACAAAGAAAGAGGCGTTCTTTTTTTGATGATGAAATTAAAAAATTCGAAAAAAATTATGATCCTTATGCTATTTTAGGATTGGATAAGTATTGTACATTGGTTGAACTTAAGAAAAAGTATAAAAAGATGGCTGTTAAGTATCATCCTGATAGGAATAATGGTCAAACGGGTGATGAGTTTAAATTAATTACTCAATCTTATTTATATATTTTGAAGAAGAAGGAGGAGGATAATAGTTTAAGTGATAAAATTAATAGGCAAGTAACTCATCAACAATATGCAGATAATATTAATGAGCCGAGGGAAAACATTTATTTGGACAAAGATAATTTCGATTTAGATAAGTTTAATGAGATATTTAATCAATATAAAATTCCAACAGCTTTCGATAATGGATATAGTGATATGATGAGTACTAATAATAAGGGTAGACTTACACAAGAACAACTTACTGTTGGTAATAAAGGTGAAATTTTCGGAAATGATTTTAACATTGATGTTTTCAATAAAACTTTCAAAAATGCTAAAACAAGTCGTAGTACACAAATTACTCAATATAATGAGCCACAAGCTGTGAACACATCTAAAAATATGCAATTCAGTGAATTGGGTGTGGATCAAGTAGATAATTATGGAGTAAAAAATGATGGATTAGGTTACACAGATTATAGAATTGCACATCAAGATGAAACCATGCTTATCGATGTAGACAGCGTTAAAGTAAAATCTTATAAATCAATTAATCATTTGAAAGCGGATAGAGAGAATATATCTTATAATCTCTCTGATGAAGATAGAAGATTAATTGAATTAAGAAAACAACAAGAAAGTGAGAGAGAACAAAGAAGGTTAAACAACATGAGATCTCACGATAGAATAGTTGGTGAACAATACAACAGGATTAATCACCTTATGATTTCTAATAGACCAGCTCCAGCAAGACAAAATCAACAAAGAACTATAGGTTATTAACTTATTAACCTATTGATTGTGAATAAGCAACATTTGACTCCCTAAAACGTCGTTTTTAAATTCTTTATAAAACTCTTTGACATTGACTATATCCAATTCAATGTCATCTAAACTTTGTTCAACTTCATTAAAAACACTTTCTAAAACATTTTTCTTTAAAATATTTTTATTCATTAAATATTCCAAAATATTTAGAACAACATCTTTTTTAGCCTGATATTCAAACAAATAATCAAACAAAGTTAATAAATTATCATTTATAGATTCCATATTATTCTTTAATAAAAATGTAATCTTTTTGTAATGATTTTTCAATAGATTTTCTTTAATATCAACTTCATAATCTATTGGTTTTTTAATTGGTGTTTGTTTTGTCCCTTTTGGAACAAAGGTGAATACATCCAATAACTTTTTCAAATAATCCTTAATATCCAAAAGCATAAATTGTTCTCTCTTTGGATACTTAGATTTATCAATACCATTGATTAATTCAAGATATCTCTCAACATGAGATTTTCTCAATGTTTTTTCAACACGGAATGAACTAAACTTCTTATCACTTACAAAAAGCCTCATTAATACATGAATACACTCAATATAGAAACAATCTTTATCCCCTCCATTTTGAGTAAAACTAATCAACTTATTCAAAACATAATTGATTAAAAACAAAGGAATATCACCAGAATAATACAATTTTACAATAATCTCATAAAACCCAAAAATTTTCCTACTCAACTTGTATTTCTCCTCATCCTCCAATTTATTCTCTGAACTCAACAAATCATCCATATATTTTTCCCTAGCTAAAAACTCATTTTGTAAAGTATTTATAAAAACTTTCTTCAAAGACAACTCCGAATAAATATTCTCATCCAACTCCTTTATATTGTTAAAAGGACCCCTAAATTTATTATTAAATTGACCATTTTTTGGAACCCAATAAAACTTATTAGTTTCCTTCTTTATTGTCACCAAATTGTGATAAAAAGTTTTGTCCATCCATATATTCTTAATGACTTCCAAATATATACATTGGAATTTAATATCATGGATTGTTTTTTGATAAATATCCCTAGAAATAATATCTAGAACTGAACTATTTTCTATTTTTTTGATATCACAGACCAACTTTTTCGAAATAATTCCGAAAGTGTTCTTACTGATCTTATTCATGTTGGATTTGATAATTTCCTCTATTTTCTCATTCTCACTACTAGCCTCGTACTTTTTCCACTCACTATCATTCTTTTTATTAGAATAATTAGAGTATTTTTTTGTCAACGTGAAAACAGGTTTAATAAAATCTTGTTTCTGTATTTTATCATATCCAACTAAAAAATTATCAATTCTTTGAATATTATCCGAATTAACGTAGGTATCCAAAGAATACTCCTTAAATTTATTTCTGATTTCAATCATTGAACTCATAATAAATATTTCGGTTTTTCTTTTTAAATCAAATTAAGTTTTTTTATAACAATAATAAAAAAAATGAATAATTTAAAAAAAAAATACATATTTTATATAGTATACCATGTGTGATTATATCCGTACCGTAATGATTAAAGATATTATTATCGAGCCACATAAGATTAATAAAAAAATTGATGATGTTATTCTATTCAATTTGAAAAGACTTGTTGAAGGACGATGCTTAGATAAAGGATTTGTTCGTGAAGGTTCAGTAAATGTTATTAAGCGTAGTGCTGGATTTTTTTCTGGAAGTTTGTTTAATGCATCTGTAAAATTTAGAATTGTTTATTCATGTGATTTATGTAATCCAAGTAAAGGAGATAAGATTAAATGTACAGTAACAAATATTAATGAGTATGGTATTAAAGGTGAGTTGGGTGCTTTGAGAATTATGGTTCCAAAACAGATTCAAAGTGATAAATCCATTTTTAAAACTATCAAACCGGGTGATGAGATTGAAACTGTTGTTATTGATAAGAAATATGATATTAATGATAAATTTATTACAGTTGCTGCGATGATTGATGAAGATAAATTGTTTGCTAATATGGAAGAAGAGGATATTACTGTTCCTGATGAAGCAAATGCCAAGAAGAATACAACAAAAGAGAAAAATGGAATGGTGTTCCAATTGTCATCTATGGAGGTTCTTGAGAATGATATTGATATTAACAGTATTGCGAATGAGTTGGAATTATCTGATTCTGAGGATACTGATGAGTTTTATGGAAGTAATGTATCCGAGGTTAAGACTGAAGATATGGAAGAGGAAAGTGACATAGAGAGTTATGAGGAGTTGACTGGAAAGAATGATGTAAATTTACAAGATACAGATATCTTGATGCATGCAAATGATCCAGATGAACAAGAGGAGGTCGCCGATTCAGAAGAAGAATCTAATGAAGATGTGGAAGAAGAATCTAATGAAGATGAAAGCGAAAGTGAAGATAGTGAGGGAGAAATGAGTGGGGGCAACTTGTATGTCAAGAAACCTAAGAAAGATGTAATTGATGTTGATTATAGTGATGATAGTGATTCTGAAGATTCCAGCATTGATTATTAATGTTTAGGTAATTAACTTAAAGAATAGTATAATTTTTTAATTAATAATTATGATGAGTACATATTCAGATATAAATCAAAATGGTGATGTTTTTCTTAGTACTATAGAGATCAATCAGGATAGTATTGATACTAACAAGATTGATGATTTAAAGAAGAATATTATAGATACTAAGAGGAGGGTTATAAAAGAAGTGGGGAAATTGAATAAGTTGGAACATATGGAGATTTTTAAGATTTTGAGAAGTCATAATGTAATTTATTCTGAAAATGTTAATGGTATTTTTATTAATTTATCTCCTGTGAATATTGGTGCTTTAAATGATGTAATTCTTTTCATTAATTATGTTAAAAATAAGAATATTGAGTTGTTGGAAAAGGAAAGTACATTACAAAAGACAAAGGAGGAGATTTTTGGGACGAGTGATAATAATATTAATAATTTGGATTCTAAGATTAAAATGTTGAAGAGTAATTTGAAAAATGGGTTGGAAACATTTACCGATTAGTTAATTTATTTTTGTAATAAAAAATAAAAAAGTGATTTAAATTATGATATAAAAATTAAATTGTTGATATAAGTATCAAATGTTGTCATTAGAATCTTTGATTAATTATATTGAACCTAAACAAATTAGTTTGAAAGATAACAAACCGCTTTTTGTGCCGAAAAAGGTGAAAGAAAAGGTTTATATTGCTCCAACTAATAAAAAATTACCAGACTTTTTTTCTGATTATTTTGGGGATAGAGTGGTTGATTTCAATCTTTATAAAAACAGAAATTTATCTGGGAATGAATTTTTTAATTTTATCAATTCACTTTTAATATGTATTGATAATTCATATTTAATCCTGAAGGATGATATGAGAAAAGAGAAAATCAAATCTTTATTGAAGGATTTGATTGTTAATTTTGATGAACAAAATCTTTATTACAAATTTAATTATAACAAAAATAGGAAAATTACAAAAACTAAAATTCAGGAATATTTGTACAAAGTTCTTAAAAATACAACAAAAAGAATTGATGGATTAAGTGATAATTATGTTGATCAATTTATTGTTGATTATTTTGGTGTAAATCTTGTAGTTTTTAATGTTAATGATGATAATATTGTATTTGAAAAAAGTTATATATTGAATACAAATCGATTTGAAAATAAATTCAGTAAATTAGTCCCAATTTTGTTCATTTGCGTCCAAGATGGAAAATTTCATTCCGTTCTCAAAAATGACGGTGAATCAGTTGTAAAATACAGTGAAAATAAGGATTTGATCAATAAATTATACATTAAATTCAAAATAAATATTAACAGAAAGGAACAAGAAGGCATGACTTTAGCAGCACTTAGGATTTTAGCGGAGGAAAAGGGAATAGAAATTACAAAGGAATCGGAACAAACTGGTAAAACAATCTTTAAAAAGAAGATTGAACTTATTGATGAATTGGGTCAGTTAGACTTTGTCTAATGGGTTAATCATAAATTTTTTGTTATTATTTTTATTTTACAGATTTAATAAAAATAATTTAAAATACTTTTTATATTCATAACTATATATGAGTTTTAAATTGTCATCTGATAAGTTTAACAACATTAAGGAAATGATTGAGCAATTTAAAGGGAATGATAAGTTTGAGTTGGAAAGCCGTTTCTTTGGTAAAAATTTTACTGAAGATAAGCTTGATGTAACAAAGTTTACTAACACACTTAATCATTTTATTTTTGATAAGGAAAACGGAGGTTTAGGTTTAAAGCATAATGTTATATCGGAGTTGGTAGTTAATGATGAGTATGATAAGAATAAAAGGTTGATTATAAGTGGTCAAGATGATATTAAGAAATATTGGTTGAATGGTAGTTTAGAGGATTTAAATTATAGATTTATGAGGAAGGAAAATTTGGAGAAAACTGATGTTAATGAGTATAGTATTCGTTTCTCTCTATCAGAAGAAGAAGAATTGGATAAAGCTAATGAAACAGTTGAATATTTGAAGAATAGTAATAAGGATAGTTTGAAAATGTATAGGTTGAAAAATAGATACCAAGTTTATTCTGATGATGGTATTTCAAGAATTGATTTCACTTCTGTTAAACAATCTAATAGAAGTTACAATAGTTTTAAGGAATCTAATACATTAAAGAGCAAAGTTAATTATGAAATTGAGGTTGAACTTTTACATGAAAAAAAAAATAATAAAAAAAGTGATGATATTTTCAAGAATTATATGAAGATGAATTATCTCGTTCTTTCACTTGTTCAAAACAACAAAAAAATCATGAATTTATCAGAAACTAATGATATTATTAAGAATTATAATAGTTTAGTTAATAGTGCTAATAAGAACATAAAGGGGAGGAAAGGTATGTTCATCAGTGCGAATCCTGTAACATTACATATTGAAAATGTTTTGCGTTCAAACAAGGATAATGTACAAAATATTTATAATAAATATGGTGTTACTATGAAAGCTGATGGTGAAAGGCGTCTTCTTTTTGTTAATAATGATGGTTCTCTTTATCTTTTGGATATTAATTTCAATGTGTATGATTTGGGATTAACTATGAAAGAGTGGGCAAAGTCTGTTATTGAGTGTGAGCATATTGTTGATAAAAAGGTTGTATTAATGTATGATATGTTGTTTTCCAAGGGTAAAGATATTAGAAGGACGCATTTGAAAGTTCCGCCTTCTAAGAGAAGTAAAAATAATTATGGAAGATTGGATAGTTTAGATTATTTTTTGGCTGATTATAAAAAATTAAAGGACGAAGGTGTTGGAATTAAGTTGGATAATAAAAAATATCTCTTTTCATCTGTAAGTGATGGATCTGATATTTTTGAGAAGGCAAAAGAGTTATGGAATGACAAGGATAATGTTATTTATCATGTTGATGGATTAATTTTTGTCCCTATTACTGAGCATTATCCTCTTCATTCTGGTTCATGGTATTCATTATTTAAGTGGAAGCCACCTGAGTTAAATACTATTGATTTTTTGGTAGAGATAATCAAAGATAAAAATGGTAATGATGCTAGAAATCCATTTATGATTGAGGTAAAAAATGTTGATGGAACTATTGAAAAGACGCTTCAACAGTATAAAACAGTTCAGTTATATGTTGGTGGAAAGACGAAGGAGATTGGAAAGAATAATAGAATTAAGTATAGTTATGGAAAGATTTTGTTTGATCCTGTTTCATCTGAGAGTAATGAAGAAGATGAAGTTCACAACAGGGCAAATATTTTTATTAATTCTGAGAATAAAATGTTTACTAATGATTTGTTGACAAATCGTAAAGATGAGATAAAGAATAATATGATTGTTGAGTTTGGTTATGATCCTAATAAAGAAGAGGGGTTCAGATGGGTTCCATACAGGGTTAGATATGATAAAACTCAAAGTTATAATAATGGAATGAAAGTTTATGGAAATAATGAGAACATTGCAAATGATATTTTCCGTTCTTTAATGGTTCCTGTTACTGAAGAAATTATTATTACAGGTAATGTTCCAGAGAGTGTTCAGAAGAGAGCTGAGATGATAAAAACAAAAAATACAAATGGTAATAACAATCATCAGAATTCATATTATAAGAATACCAATTTAGAAAAATTTGATCCTAAAAATAGAAGTTCATTTCAGAATTTCCACAATTTGGGAGTTAAGGAGATTTTGTTGCGTAAAGTTGCGCCAGCATTTAATAGCAAGAACAGCAAGAACAACAAGAACAAGACAAAAGGTAGATTATTGGATTTGGGATCAGGAAAAGGTGGAGATATTGGTAAATGGAAAAGAGCAAAATATGCTTATGTTTTGGGTATTGAATATGATATTAAAAATATTGAATATGCTAAGAATTTGTTTTCAAAAATTCCTCGACCAAAACCTAAAACTTATTTTGTTAGAGGTGATTTATCTAAACTTATTTTTCCAAATTATGATGTAGGTTTAACAGAGGCAAATAAAATGAATTTACAAAGTTTTTTGCCTTCACAAAATACATTTGATGTTGTAAGTATTCAGTTTGCTTTACATTACTTTTTCAAGGATGAGATTACATTTAGAACTTTGTTACAAAATGTTACAGATAACTTGGAAGTTAATGGTTATTTTATTGGAACATGTTTTGATGGAAAGCGTGTGTTTAATAAATTAAAAGGTAGAAAGAAAATTGAAGGAAAAGTTGGTGGAGAAGTTTTGTGGTCAATTGAAAAAGGTTATGGATCAAAGAAGTTACCAAATAGTAAGAATACTTTTGGAAGAGAAATTGATGTTTTTGTGAAGAGTATTGGAAAAACACATAAGGAGTATTTGGTTAATTTCGATTATATGGATAAAATAATGAAGGAGTATGGTTTTGAGAAGATTGAAGTCAAATCTTTCAGTGATTATTTTGATGATATGAAGAATAATGGTAACAATAACAAGAAGAAGATTGCTAATGGTATGAGTGATTCTGAGAAAGAATTTAGTTTCTTGAATAGTGCTTTTATTTACAGAAAGGTTGAAAATACACCAGACTCAATGAGAGCAACATTGGTTAAAATGATGAAGAAACAAGAAACAAAGGAATTTAAGAAACAAAATACTAATGAAGTAAAAGAAACAATGGATAAATTAGATGTTGAAGAGGTTACAGAGCCTACTGAAGAGTTAATTGAAAATGAAGAAGCAAAAGTTGAGGAAAATGAAGAAGCAAAAGTTGAGGAAAATGAAGAAGCAAAAGTTGAGGAAAATGAAGAAGCAAAAGTTGAGGAAAATGAAGATTTGGACACTGACACAGAAAGTGATTTGAACACTGACGCGGAAAGTGATTTAGACATTAAGATTGATGAATAAATAAAAACTGATTTGATATTTCTTGATAATATTATTTATCAAGAAATGTTTTTTATTATTTATTGTTTATTATTTATTTTTTCTTTTTAGTTGTCTTAGTTGTCTTCTTAGTTGTCTTTTTCTTCTTTTTTGGACTAGTAGCTTTCGTTACTTTTTTGCTAACTTTTTTGACTACTTTACCAACTTTTTTTACACCTTTAACTGTCTTTTTGGTTAAGGATGAAATATGTTTTGAGAGTTCGCCTCGTAAATCACCAACAGATTTCTTAACTCCACTCTTTGAACCAAATGATTTCTTGTCGAAAAGTTTGGAAAGAAGAGTGAGAATAACAACAGAGAAAAAAGCATTAGCTCCAAGTGGACCAACCAATTTTCCAATTGATTCAACATAACTTCCACCTAATTTTGATTTTTGTGCACCACCCTTCTGTTTCTTGTGGAAAATCTCATTGAGGAAAAGAACAACAATTGATGAACCAAACGCATTCACACCAAGGGGAGCAACTAAATCGACAATTTCGCCGTAAATGGTGGATCCACCTTTCTTAGTTCTGTGTTTACCATGTTCATGTTTGTGCTGATTGTAATAGTTAAGGAGAAGGATTGCAGCTAAAACTACAATATCATTTTTACTCATTGGGAGAACTACATTTACTAATTCCCCAAAAACATTTCCACCTTTTTGTGTTTTGGTTTTTTTAGCGAATTGATGCTGTCCAAACTCATTCAATGCCAAAACAACAACAAGTGTTGCCAATTCATTTTTTCCTAATGGTGCAATCAAATCACCTAACTGTTTAATAACATAGTTAACTGAAGACATTTATATTGTAACGAATATTTTTTTTTAGTTCTAAAACAACTTTTAAACTCTCTTTTACAAAAACAACTTAAATAATTATCAAGATTTACCACTATGAATTTTGTTATTTCAAATAAAATAACAGAACCTATGGATTGGAGTGAGGTCAATGTTGGGTTGATTTCGAAGAAGAAATGTTTGGTTTTCGCTGGTTATAATAAAACATTAAGTGAAAAGAAAACAGTAATAGATTCTGATAGTTATAATTCTGAATGGGATAAAATGAAAAAAGTGGCGAATACATATGAACTCATTTATACAACATATAGCAAAAAGAAAAAGAAGGAAAGTATTGCAAACTATAAACCAATTAGTAGATCTTTTTATAAACTTTGGGAAATGAATAAAAAATTCAATTTACTTGATTTAAACGTAAAAGATCATTATATTTCAAATTTGGCTGAAGGGCCGGGTGGTTTCATGGAAGCATTAGTAAAAGAATATTCTAATGATTCTATTAAACTTTTTGGTTTAACTTTGCCACCACATAATAAATACATTCCTGATTGGTCAAAAATGAAAACAAATTTGAATATGAAGAATATAAACATCTCTTATGGAGATCTTTATAAATGGGAAGATATTAAGAAATATTTAGCACATTTTAATAATAAAAAATGTTCATTAGTAACAGCTGATGGAGGATTTGACTATTCTAGCAATTTCAATGGGCAAGAAATTGATTCCTATAAGATAATATTTTCAGAAATGTTCGTTGCTATGTTAGTTTTGGCTCAGGGAGGAAATTTTGTATGTAAGTTCTTTGACATATATTCACTTTTCTCTCTAAAATTAATTTATATACTAACAAAATGTTTTAGGGAAGTTTACATCTTTAAACCCGAAACAAGTCGTCCAGCAAACTCAGAGAAATATTTGGTTTGTAAAGGTTTTGTTGGATTAACACATGATTCTAAAACAAAAATAATGGAACTTTTTGAGAAAATTGAATCAATTCCTATAACAACAAGTATGGTTTTGGATTTGAAAGGAGTAAAATTGAGCAACGATTTTATTCACACTATTGATAATATGAATAAAGAATATTTGAAGAACCAAATATATTATATTGATAAAATAGTTGGTCTAATTGAAGATAAAAATTTTAATGATAAATATGATTCAATTGTTTGTAATCAAGTTAAAAATGCGGTCGAATGGTGTGAAAGAAACAATATGAAAATAAATAAAGCTAGCGAATTTTACATCAAATATTACATCACTGGAAAATTAAATAAATAAACAAAAATTACTACTTGGATGCATCCAACTCATTTACTAAGGGCTGAACATATTTATCAAAAGCCTCTTTGCCAAGTTGTTCACTAACTTCTTTATGAGTGACATCCTTTGTAATCTCAACTCTATCTTTCAAACCGATAAATCTCTTTAATTTCTGCATATTTGGACCATTATTTGCAAAACCATCAGGTTCATCAAGAATCATGTAAAATAAAGATGTGTATCTGTAATAAAAAGTCTCAAAAGATTTAGCACACTCCTGAACATATTCAGTTCTTGCCACTGTTGCATCATCTGTTAAATCACCATTAGATTTTCTCACCAAACTTCTTTCCCTAAGTTCAGTCATTTTTGGACTGTTAACACATTGTAATAACATATTAACATCTCTCATAATTTTTTCAGAAGCTTCCGTTTCTTTGTCTGTGAACATTATTATAATCAAACAAATTATTTTTTTAAATCAAACACGGGAGCGGCACGACCCCGTTAACCCCCTGCTCCGTCTGACCACTGTGTGGTCAACGGGTGGTTGGTGGGATGTGGACATCCCAATTTACATAAATTGTTGTTCAAAAATATGACTGTCCTTTGGATATAGAAGTTATTGATTATTCAAATATTCAACCATACAACGAAGATCCAGATTATATCAATATTCGTATTTGTTTGGAGTATCCAGAGAGTGATCAGATAGTTAATTATGTTACCAATATGGATAAGTTCGACATTGAATTACATTACGATGGAGGATATACAACATGTAAACCTCACAAAGCAGAAAGTTATTACAAAATGCTCAAATATTATGTTGAATCAGATTTTACACCCTTGGAACAAAAATACTTAAAGAAATATAAATAATATTATATGTCCCCATGTGTATTCTTGCGTGGACATTCATGGACGTACTAATAAGTAATTATTAGATGGCGACGTCGGTTTAATCAACCCTTAAAAATTATTTTTAAGCATATCCAAAATTTACATGGAATTGATTGTGTCCAACCTTGAAGATCTGATGAAAAATGTTTCATTTTAAATTTCCAAGGGTGTAAACCTAAGATTAACAATACAAATATTGGTGCTGGTGTGCTTGATATTGTTAATAAATGCTTGATAAAGATAAGAACTGGCGATGTATAATAATCAAATTTGTTCAAGTTTATAAAATTCATAGTTACAATTTGTAACAACTATTAAAATATCATTAATCCAATAAGCTTGTGAAATATATTCACTTTCACAAGGTTCGAATTCACCATCTTCATTAAGGAATTGCCCTTTAGCTTTTTTAGACAATAAATACATCTCTTGTATATATTGATTTTCATGTAAATCAATTAACGATACTTTATTATCAACAACCATAACCATTCTGTAAGATTTATTAGGTCTAACCATTCTACTACTTGTTAAATGATATTTTGGTAAATCCATATAATACCTAATATTATCAGCTATTCTTATCTCCTCAGTAGGATTATCAAATTTACAATATGTTAAGCTTGTTATTTTACCCTCAATCTTTATTTTTAATTGATTAATATATTCGAAAGTCTCATAATCATATAAATACACAGACCCATTAAAAACAACAATCAAATACTTGGTCTCGTTGATCTCAACAAATATTTGAGAATCCCTTACAAACCTTTTATCTTCTTTAATCTCTTTTGTTTCAAGATCAACAATATTAGAATTGATAATAACTTTCGTTCCATCCCCTGAAATATGCTTTGGATCATTATCATTATTCCCGTCATCATCAAGAACTTCGAATATATCTTTCGCTTTTTCATATTTTATTGTTTTTATTGTTTTTATTGGGTTTATTGGGTTTATTGGGTTTATTGGTTTTATTGGTTTTATTGGTTTTTCTTGAGGAATTATTTTATAATATTCATCAGTAATTATGTGTTCTATATAACCGTTTTCTAAGATTTTTTTGTCACAAATTGGATTAAAATTTGGTTGAAATTTTGTTGGTTTTAATGATGGAATTATAAAAACAAAAGAGTTATCATTAAATTCAGTTCCACATAAAACATGGATATTTCTTTCTGAATACAACTTCAAACTATCAAAATCAATACCAATTATCATTTCACTTATTACTTTTAATGTTTCCAATGATATAACTTTAATGAAAGATTTTTCTTCGATAATTTCTAGAAAAATATTATAAACAGTTCTACAATGAACAATGTATTTATCATTATGTGTTGGTTTGATAAAATCTGAATAATAATAATTATGATCGGTAACAAATATTAAACCATGTGATAAACCTTGTATATCACTTCCAATAACCTTTTCACTATTTTTTATGGATTTTAAAAGGCTTATATCATTCATAATTATAAAATAATTAAATTTTTAGGTTAACTAAATCATATAGTGGACTATTATTAACAAATTTTTTTATAAAACATTTGAATATAATCGTGAATTTGAAGTTTATCAACTTTTGACCAATCTCCATATTTTGCTATTTTGAATTTTTGTAATAAATCTTTAGTAAAAACGGTAGCCTTAATTATTTTCTTCTTTTCCAAATAAGCTTTTGTCAACCTATGAACTCCATCAATTACAAACTTGTCATAAACAATAATGGGATATTTGAGATCAGCTTGTTTTATTCTTCTCATATGATCTTTGTATTTTTTAGGATTCTCAAGTACTTTCATTGGTGTTATTTGTAATCCATTGGGGTTTCCCCATGTGTTTTGATGTAACATGTGTTCCAGATCTTTTATTTTAAGCGATTTTGATTTTGGTTTGAACAAATTAATATAGGCAAACATCATGTCGACACTGTAAATATTTTTACCATCTCCAAAAGTTTGAACCATAGTACTATATAAGATACTTGATTTTTTATTTATTATCTAGAATAAATTATATTATGCTCCATTTTGTTAACAAACATAGAAGAGCTTTAGTAATTAGTGTTATAACAGTATCATTAATTTTGTTTTATTGTATTATTTTTACAAGACAAAAACAGATAGAAGGTTTTGAAGATAAGTATCATATAGCAGGTGATGAATTTGACAAACAATATGTTGATATGTATGATATTGTTTGGGTTGATAAAGATATGGTTGAGTTTGTGGTGAAAAAGATTGACAATAGACTGTTAAAAAAATATGAAGAAGATGGAGATGAAGCTAGAGATAAAGTTAAGATTCTCGATTGTGGATGTGGTATAGGATATTATAACAACTTTTTTGGATTACTTGGATATAAATCTGTAGGAGTTGATAAATCGAAAAATATGTTGAGAAAAGGAATGACATATTTCCCAAGTGATAAACTTATTAGAGGTGATGTAGTTAATTATCAACTTTTCAATGAAAAAGAGTTCTCACATATTTTTATGGGTGATAATGTTCTCAATATGAATACACACAAAGATATTAATAAGATTCTTAAAAATTGTTATTTCTGGCTGAGAAATGGGGGATATCTTATAGTAGATTTAAAGGATAAGAATAAATTGGATTATTTTCCAGCTAAGTATTCCCAATTTTATATAGATGATAAGGGAAATAAACATTCATTCACATATTTTAAAAACTTTTTGTATGACAGATTTTATCTCGCTGATCAAACAGATGATGATAATTATTCACTTTATGAGAAAGTTGTTTTGAGTGATAATAGGAAAAGGGTTATGAAGAGAAAGATATTAATTCCTGAAAGAAATGAATTAGTAAAGTTAATAGAGAAAAATGGATTCAAATATGAAGGTATGATTGAAGACGACAGTTATAAGAATGGTAATGGATTTGACATGATGTTCTTTAAAAAAATCTATTAAACATTAATTATAAATAATGTTAAGCAATGTTGTAGATAATGTTGAAGATTATTTTAAGACAAATACTGAAGCGGAATCTAGGAGTTATTATAGTTATCCGACATTAACAAATGAAGAGAAAGCCAAAGTACAAAGTGTTAATAATTTCATTGGTGTCTTCTGTCCCCGTGGATATTACTACCAAGATAGTGACGGAATGATAGAGATTATTTCTGATGCAACTCCTGTTGTTTCATCTAGTCAACAAATGGCGAATAATCTTAGCAATTTTGTTAGCAATAATCCCACAGGTAGTTCTGATAGTATAGAGAGTTTTACAAATCATGAAATGATTGGTTGTAGAGAAAGGAGTTGCGTTTGGAATGATCTTATTTGGGTAATGGTGATTCTTTTTTTGGCATTTTTTCTGAGATTTTATAATTAGTATATAAAAAAAAAATATTGTATTATTATATAAAATGACAAACTCATATTCAAGAAAACAATTCCAAAGTGACTTGAAGAAGTTAGCTCAGATGATCAA